TCATTTAAAATTCTCCACTTTTGCCATATGGGACGTATTTGGGACGGAACTGTGACATTTTGGGTCATCGTTGCCGAAAATAACGTCAATTTTTTTTGCATGCTGAGTTAGGTGATTTGGTGCGAGGTGTGCATACCGGCGTACCATCTCGACTGACTCCCATCCGCCCATTTCCTGAAGAACTGAAAGCGGCACTCCTGACTGAATTAACCAGCTTGCCCAGGTGTGTCTCAGATCGTGAAACCGGAAGTTTTCTATGCCTGCCCGTTTTAACGCTGCTCTCCATGCTGTGTTAGAATCGACCCGCATTTTCCGTACTGCCGGTGTTTTTGTTCCGTCAGGCTTTACTTTCTGCTCGGTGTGGACGAATACCCACTTATGATGATTCCCGATCTGCGCTCTCAGTACACCGCATGCGGTATCATTGAGCGCGACACCTATTGCCTGCCCTGACTTGCTGTCTTCCGGGTGGATCCACGCAACCTTTCTCTGCATGTCGATCTGGCTCCACTCCAGACTGATTATGTTCGACCGGCGCAAACCGGTTGCCAGCGCAAAGGTAACAACCGACTTCAGAGGCTCTGGGCATTCTTTTATCAACCGCTGTGCTTCATGGTATTCAAGCCACCTGACGCGCTTCTCTCTCACTGTCGGCACTTTAATTACCGGCGCCTTTTCCAGCCACTTCCAGTCAACTTCTGCGGTGCGCAAAAGTGACTTCATTATTGCCAGGTGCTTTGCTTTTGTGGCGGTCGATACCCTCGCCTCCTGGTAAGGCGGTATTTCTTTCCCTTTATTTTTCGCCGCGGCAGCTTGTTTCTCCCATCTCTCGCGAACCTTCCTGTTTTTCATCTTACTGACGGCGGCGTATATCTTAGCTTCGGTGATGTCTTTTAGCTGAACCCCCTCGAAGTGATCAAGCCAGAATGAAAGCCGACCTTTGTCATCGTCCAGTGATTTTTTATCGGCTTTCTCTTCCAGCCATCTTACAATCGCCTCTTCAAATGTTACGCTCGGGAAGTCACCGAGTTTTTCTATGCGCCATAACTCAGACTTTCGCTTGTCGTGCAGCTCCTGCGCTTGCTTCTTGTCCTCTGTGCCAAGAGACTCCTTGATGCGTTTGCCGCCTGGCGTCGAGTAGTCACCGTACCAGATCTTACCTCTCCGGAATATTGACATGGTTTTGTTCCTCCAGTCTCACCAGTGTTCACTGGCATAGTGTGAATCGATTTGTTAGCTGCGGCAATACATGCTGCTCTGGTAAATAGGTAAGGGGAATTTTTCTTCATGGGATTTTTTCTGGTATAGGCAATTATCCCTGCACGGCACCACTGAGAAAGGGTATTTTCCGTTATCCCGATCAGCTGTGCCGCGTCTTTTCTGGATATGGTCATTCCTGACATTTATTTCTCCTTTTGCAGTAATCGCACGTAATGGCTCAACACGTCTTTATTGTTGAAGCGCATGTGATTTAGCGGAGCGAATTTGATGGTGTATTTATCGAGTATTGCGGTGTGTTGTTCGTCTGATGTGTGCTGCATTAATTCCTTCAGGCATTCCCTTGCTATTCGTCTGCGTCCGTTCTCTGCTTCCTGTGGTGTCATTGGTCACCTACGCTGAATAAATTACCTTTCTGAAATAAAGCCTGATGAGCGATATTGCGGTTTTTAATTTATTTCCTTCATGTTCAGTAATGAAATGACGTTCACATTGTTCACAGGTGTAGCCGTAATAAAATCGCTCACTTTCATTAAGTCGTATATTGCATATTTCGCAGCGGTGACTATTTTTCATTATCTTCCCTGCTGTCATTTATATCAAACGGCATCCCGTCTGCCTTCATTGGCTTGATGCTGGCAAAATCACAAGGGACTATTATTCCGCCAAATTCCTGAGCCATTGCTAATGCTTGTTTTGCCTGAAGCGCCACTATGTTTTTCGGTAGTAATATTTGATATGTTTCGCCATTAATTAAAACCAATGTCGTTACTGCTTCAACTTTTTTCATTCTCAGCATCCTTCATCAGTAAAAATAATTCCATAGCCTTGCGATAAAAATTATCGTTGTAATTCTCGCATCCATCCCAAACGCTTATTTCAGGATGTCGCACACAGCTAACCTGCCATGCTATTCCGTCATGCTCCAGCGATATGAGATTGTCTTTAATAATCGGCATTGCGTCCGTCGGGTTGTTGCAGGGGTCGAACGCGCCAGTGACGTACTTATCTTTTAGGTTAATTTCACCGCCAAACTCACAAGACAAATCTATATCCATAAGCTCAACGATTTTATCGGCACTGTTGAATCTGTATTCCCGCGTCAAATAACAGTCAGCCACAGCCTTATTAATCTCAAAGTCTGATTTGTCACGATATTTGTTCATCGATTACCACCCTGTAATTTCCATTTCGTCATAATCAATAAACCATGACTCAATTTCATCAATTCGAATACCCATATCGTCTAATGAAGGATAACCTTCAATTCCTTTATCTTTAGACCAGTCGAATTGCTCGGTCAGCCATTCTTCATCTTTAAAATTATTGAATGCTATTTGCTGAAAACACTCAGCACAGAACATGGCGAAACCCGCCTTTTCATGGCTTCCATGTTTCTTAGCTCTATACTCTGCATCACAATAAAATTTATTAACTTGCTCACACTGAGTTTTAAATTTATCCTCATCGATAACAGTGACGACCATCTCTAAATCTTTTTGCCACGCACCAGAGCTTATTTTAATTTGTCTCATCTGAAAACCTCCGCACACACTAATTCAACATTCCGCACAGCCTTTAGCTGCACTGCGCGGCTCTCACATTCTTCGAGCGTATAAATATCATCGGTAACAGGCACAGCAGAGCCGTGCATCACCAGTGGTAATACAAATCCGATTGTCATGGTTAGATCTGAATTTTAGGTATAAAAAACCCTGCTAGTGCAGGGCGGTTTATTTATTTTGGACACTCTTCCGGAGTCCAATCAATGAATATTGCATCATATATTTTTTTATTTTTACTCTTAAATTCCATTTTGCCATACGAAAATGAGGATTTTTGTATAATAAACCCGAGCATATCACCATCCATTTGACCTGCAGGAAACCTATCTCCGTCATCACTAACGGCAAAAAAACACCCATCTCTTACCCATGTTATCCCTTTTACCTTGTTATCATCAGGGCCTGAAATTCTGACGTCAAACTTTGAAACATAAAATGGGTCCCCCTTAATTACTGAGGTGGAATTCGTGGTTTTTTGTGCGTGTATATTCAGATCGCTTTTAGTTAACTCAGGAACAGAAAAGGCTGAAAATGAAAGTACAGTTAAAGCAGAAAGTGTAAATATTTTAAGCATAACTCCTCCATAGCATGGGTGCTCTTCAATGTTTACACGGCTGACGATATAAGACAATGACTACATTGAGCCACTTTGCTGGATGAGCGTGCCCATCCCTGCATTACGCTTCATCCTGAAACGGTGGGGTTATTCCGGTGATACGGTTTCGTACTCACCTTCAAAAATAGATGCGTGTTCCTGGTCCACGTTGGCCTCTGCTTTTTCATCCAGAATGACGGCCCTTTGCATTTCGATAGATACCGGCAGATATTTGAACAGGCGGCGAATAACAGTCTTTTTCGCCATTTCTTCCCAGTGAGATACCCACGGGCCGTTTTTACCGGCCTTGCTTGAATCGCGGACCTTCTCAATCTGAGAGAAAGACATAACCTCAAACTGAACACCTCCCTCTTTCAGACGGGCCACGGCGTAAACATGAGTGATCGGGCCGGAGTCGTTTTCTCCTGGTACGTGCGTGAGGTCCTCGTTTAAGCCATATTCAAAATGAAAGCTGTCACCTTCTCGCACGGTGCGGGCAGATATACTGATTATTTGACCGGACCGGCGGGCGAGGTCGATCATGCCGCGGTATCCGATAATTAACTGAACATTTGATTGCCCTGATGCCGCTTTCCCATTGCCGAACGGAAGAAGGTAGGCGTGGCCTAATGCGTTGCCTGGTTCAAGGCCAAGTTGCGAGCACTGGACAACTGCGCCGATAAAGCTTTGCATGTCACAGGTTGCCAGTGATGGGGTTTTCCGTATCTCGGTGGTGACAATCCTGATCATGCGGTCCGGTGTTATATGACGCGGAAGGGCAGCTGATAATTGCGCCTTCATTCCAGGCTGGTTTATGAACTGGATTAGCTGCTGGTCTTTTGTTTTTTCTTTAACCGCGGTCCCTTGTGCTTTTTGCAGGTCCGCCTGTGCGATTGGTGGGTTACTCATTTCTCAATTCCTTTGCGTAGCGTGGCAGTGATAGTGTTCTCAGGCCGGGCCATTCATCCGTTTTAATGCACTCGGCGTATGTTCTGAGATTTTGTTTGTATGCGGACCGTCCGGCATCCTTTGCCACATCATCCATAATGAATACACGTACCGGATATCTTCCGCAGTCGATTGTTGTGCTGACCGCGAGAAATACGAACACCGGCAACTCTCCGGACAGGTCCTTATATCCGTCTGAGTAAAACGCGTCCTGAACGTGATAGCGCATATCGTAAAAAGCACGTTCGAAGCGGGCCATATCCGCGGTGCTTTTCACATCGACAATCCATCCGTGTTGCCCTATCAGTTTGTCCGGCCTGCACCGGCAAAGAATGTCCGTTTCCTTGTCCTTCCAGTAAATACTGCTCTCGGCTTTTCCGTCAGCTTCAAGGCACCATTTGGCGATAGGGTGGGCCATGGCACTATCCCGCATGATCATCAGCTTCCTGTTGTCGTCATGGGTTATTGGCGTGATTCCTTCCTTTTCGCACATTTCGAAGAATTCCTTTTCTTCCTGCTTCCCTGCGGATGTGCGTCTGTTTACTTCCGGCCCTATCCTGTACCGGTTATTGAACTCATCTGGCTCAAGCAAAAGGCAGTGAACAGCGGTCCCGAAATCCAGAGCCTTTATTTTTTCCTCATCCACCGGGGCATTCCGTTGCCAGATAAAGTCGGCCGGTGACTGTTCGATAAGGTCCAGCTGTGATTTACTTATCCCGGGCCCGTTGTGATAATCATCGTTACTGATGTCATCGTAGATACCTGGCTGCATACGAACTCCTGATATTGCCAATAACGTCAAAAAGTGATTTCCATATCGCCTCTTGAAGGTCCTCGCTTACTTCATCCAGAAGGCGCTGAGGGAGTTTATTGAAAGCATCCGTTGTCATTTCGCTGACTTCCGTGTCCACGGCATCCTGCCATGCAGCATGCTCCAGCCGCCGCTCTTCCTGAGCATCCTGTGCTGCGTATGCGTTCATGCTGCCTCCTTGCGCATCTTCTCCGCTATCCGTGCGAAGAAAGAACTTCCGTGTCCGGCCTTGATTAACTCGTCCGTGAAATCGTCCATGTATTCGTTGTTGATCATGAATTCGACCAGTTCGTTCATGCTCCATGCTGACGAACCGAGGAGCTGACTCAGACTTCCGGTAATGTGGTCGAACCCTTCATGCGTTGTTACTTTCCGGCCAAGCACCGTCCGTGATGATGTCTGTCCTCCGGATATTTCCAGTCTCTGCATAAATCCCCCTTACATCGCCGTAGGGATAACAGCTACGGCGGCGACAATGACAAGTGCTAAATACTCAACCCAGCGAGGAACGTGCTTATTCCGCTTGGCTTGAGGCGTGACAATACGCACCGCGCAACCATCGAGCATTGCGCGACAAGGTTTAGTTTTCATGTTGTTTACCTGCTGATATCCCGAGGTGGGATAGGGTGGGTTAGTTCTGTGTGGAGTTAAAAGTTGCTTTCGTAAAACTTCTTGAGAACATCGGCGATGTCTTTTTCCGGAAATGCCCCAGAGTCATCAGCAACGGAATCCTCAAGCCACAATTGGCCGTCTCCGAATTGTGAAATAGTGATATCACCGATGGTTATTGATTGAATCTTGTTACCCATTGGGTTTGTTTCTGATTCTGTGAATTTCATGATTAATTCCTTTTTTGATTGGTTACTTCTGTGTGAAAGAGAGTTGGGCTGCTATTTTTCCGCGCTATCCAGTAGTTCGAACTGAGCCAAATAATCAAGGCCGTCAACTGTATAAAATTCGCTGCCATCAACGAGTGATGCTGACCATTCGGCGTCAGGGTTATCATCATCTCCAATCATGAGAAATCCGGAGATGTAAAATTTAGCCGGGTATTCATTACCCTCAGTCCAAAACGGGCAACCATTATCACGAATACATTTAACTTTTAATGGGCGTGCTGACATTGTCATTTCTCCCTTGCTCTGAGCATTGCGTCTGCCAGCTCGTAAGATGTTTTTGCGATGTCGTCATCAAGACCTGCCAAGGATGTTAAAATTGGCGCTGCAGCTGTGGTAATTATTCCCTGCATAGCCTTTGCTGCAAAATAATCCCGCAGCGTCATTCCTGGGTCGATATCCCAGTCTGAGTTGTAGGCCACACTTCCAAGCATTGGAAACGCCGATCCACCTGTTTTATCTGTCATACTTCCTCCTATGCACTTCCCTGTGCTACGTGATGTCCGAATAGTTATCCCCGCTGCGGGGTGTTAGTCAGTATTGGTGATTGGTGGCGGAACCCCGCACATACGCTGGCTACATGGCCTCAAATATCCAACCGCCTTCGCATTCACCAATCCCAATACTGACTGGATGCCTGCTTTTAACCACATCAGGCGAGGTGGTTCCGTCGTGCCCCCACAACAGAAAACAGTTATAATTAACTCACCCCCACAATATGGAAGTTAATTATGTTCGGTGAAATTCCAGCGGCTATTGCTGCTATCAGAGAAAGCCTTAATCTATTTAACGCCGTTAATGACGCTAAAAATCAGGCTGTTATTGACAATGCAGTCTATGAAATAAATAGAAAACTTCATGATATTCAAATGGAAAACACTAAGCTTTTAGAGATCATAAATGAGAAGCAGAAGTCGATAATGCTCCTTGAGGAGTCTCTCAGTGAAGCAAATGCAAAAAATGCTGACAAAGAGAAATGGCTTAGAGAGTCCGTTGATTATGAAGCGTGGAGCCCTATGCTTGGTACGACGATCTATCGTAAGAATCTTCCCGAAAACTCCATTAGCAAATATTCCTACTTTTGTGCTCACTGTTATGAGTCTGGAAAGGCGTCTGCACTTAGCATTAATTCGGTTAAAACTATCCCTGGTATTGGCGCTCATATTGCTACCCTTAAATGCAATTCATGTGGTTCGGTATATTTATCTCCGGTTTCTAAGTTGAAGTCTGGTTAACTCACCATAGCCCACTCACCGAATGGGCTATAATTAGTATCTGCGCTCACACAACCCATCCCGCCAGTGTTGCCCGTTCACGACCGTGATCACTTTCGTGCAGTGCTAATCTTCACGCCACCCATTAGGCGCTACATCGCATTTGTGCGTTGGGATCTAAACAGGTGGATTGTGCTGTTTCGACTTTCTGAATTGTTAAAGAACAATGAAGGTGTTTTCATACTGTGGTTGCCTTCGATGAGTTAATTAAAAACTATAGTTGTTTTAATGTCAACAACCAAAGTTGTTTATATGGGTTTTTTTTCTCTTCATTGGTTGTATTTGGTTGTTTTAATTTGTTATTTATTTTCAAAAAATCGTCACGATTGGACGCAGATCACACAGGCGGGGGAATTACAGGCACAAAAAAGCCCTCGCGGGGAGGGCTGGGGGTTATTTTTCTGATTTCTTTGTTAGAGTCATTAACGATAGTGGCATTCTAAAGCTGCTTATCCCTATGTTATTTGCATTTAGCGTCATGCGCCTTCTAAAATCTAGATAAACTAAATTTGCACACAATTCAGCTTTTTCATCTTTAGTTAGTGATAGATATTTCTCTCGATCGTTGATTTCAAATTCATAATCAACGGAGATGCCAAACTTAAACTCATGGTCAACTAAATCGAAATCAGGTTCATCTTCATCGGTTAATTTTCCAATAACATCACCGGAGAATGCTAACCTGCAATATTTGTACTCTTCATCTTCTTCTAAGGCGTTGTGCAGTTTAAATTTTACAGCCACTTTGGCGACATCAATATCTGGTCTTACAAAATCCATGGTGTTAGAAGTGACCGTTGCGGATTTTAATATGACTGACGACATAATACTCATTGATATAACTCCGAATAAAAGCCAGATAATTGAATTTCACTATCCCTTTCCAGGGTGTCACTCTCTTTAGAAAATTTTGCATCCAGTGATGAAACCCAAGAGTTTCCACCTCTATCAACCATTCTTCCGCTATAGGTATCTGATCTGCCGTGAGACTTTATTAGCGCCTTCACCTGGGTGAACTGGCTGCGAATCTCGCCTTTAATTTCATTCTGTGCAGAGTAGCTTGTTATGCAGGTTGTTAAGTATGAATTCAAACTGACGCCATCATTTTCCGCTGCTTTTATGCATTTGGCGTGGATTGATTTTGGCAGACGCAAAGTTACTCTTCCGCTGACACTTTCAATTTGAGAATCATCACTTGGTTGAGGGAAAATCATCCCTTGCTCAGCAAAAACTTCATATGCGGTGGATATTGAATCAATTGCTAACTCTCTGGCGAAGTCAGCAGTATCTGCATACTCTCTGATATCAGGAAGCTCGGCGACGCTAGCCACAAAAACCACCTCACCATCTTCGGTGGTTTTCTTTACTGATATTGTATATTTTTCAGGATCAAAGACTTTATTTGTCATTGGCTTCAATTTCCTCTAGTTCATCCTTGTACTGATTAAGTACGCGCAATGTGTTTGTTATGTACGCGTGCTTCATGTCTCTGTTCGGCTTGTGTCCACAATCTACCGAATGAGTCTTGTAGTCAGATATAGAGCTAAGCTGAGGGTGGGTGAAAATTCTGTGACCTACCGTCTTCCCCTCCTTGTGCTTAAACCCCAAGGATTCTAAGTACAACAACAATCCTTTGCTGCCATTACAAGATATGGCCTTTTTACGCTTAATTAGCTCATTGATTACATCTTGTGTTCTGGACATATTATATGACATCACCTGTAGTGTCATTATCAATTTTGTGCGGCAAACCAAGAGATATTGAAGTAAAGAATGTCAACCACACCCTAAAACGCGTCGTTAGGCCACTGTTACCCGTGAAATTTATACTTAATTGACTGGCTCACGAGTACCTTAGCCTGTATGAATACGCCATCAATAGACTCTTCATTCAAGTGCCATGTTTCATATTTTGGATTATCTGATATCACAGCAAGGCGCTTGTACTGCATTTGCAGGCGCTTAATGTAGAGCTGATTGTCCAGTATGAAGACATAAATTCCGTCACCGTCAAAATGGTTAACGGTCATATCAACGAATATCTGATCGCGTGGTTCGAAGGTGTCCGCCATAGAGTCACCTCTCACAGTGATCATCTTAACGGTATCAGCTGGCCTTCCGCCAAACAGCCTCTTGGCTTCTTCCGCTGAATACTCAATTGCCGTGATGGTTTCAATAAAATCATCTAAAACCATAACGCCAGGGCCAGCGCTGGCTTCAACATCGAGGATTTCCACTTTGTAAGTCTCTATTGCTGCAGGAGTGACAAGATCTATTTTCACTGTACCAGCACCATCAGAGGGGAGTAATGGATTATCCCCGGCACCAGATGAAAGCCATTCCGCCGGAACTGACAGGACTTTAGCTATTTCTATCAGCTTTGTGGACGTCTGAGCGCTGCCAGACTCAATTTTCTGAATAGCCGCCTGAGATACACCAATAGCCTCGCCAAGTTCTTTCTGAGAAAGACCAGCGTGTTTTCTGGCTTGTTTTAGTCGTTGTGCAAGAGTCGTTTTCATAATCCCAAAGATACAACCTCGGTTGTTGTTATTCAAACGAATATAGTTGTTGATTAAAAACAACTATGGTTTTAATATGGAAAATAAAACAACGGAGGTTTTTATGAACGAAGCAATTAAAACCGCCATTGATATTGTGGGAACACAAAAAAAACTTGGCGAAGCATGCGGTTTGACGCAGCAGGCAGTTTTTAAGTGGCTTCACAACAAGGCGAAGGTTTCCCCTGAATACATTCCGCTAATCGTCAAGGCGACCAACGGACAAGTTAAAGGCAGAGACCTAAGGCCAGACCTCCCGCACGTTTGGGAATTTGGCAATCAGTACTGGTAAGAAACTGCTCTTTAACAATTTACAAAATCGGAATGTACAGGCGCTGTTTATCTGTATTGCACATGGTGCGGCTTAACTGGGGCGATCCGTCAGTTAAGGGATAACGGACAAGCAGAGTAACGGCGCTGTACAAACGTACTTTTTTTCAACACAGCAACACCTCACAGGAAGTGAGCGAATAACTGTATCTCAATAAGGACATTATGAATTATGGAAAATGCAAATCCACGCAAATCGTTTAACCGGTTTGTGTCAAATCATCTGATGGCAACAGCTCATCAGGCACTGAGAAGCACCACACAGACAGTGGTTGCAAAACTGCTCGGTGTACACGATTCAACAGTCTTACGCAGAACAGAAAAGTTACCGGAGATATGCGAGACATTGGCCGCAGCCGGTATCACAGATTTTGTTTTGCCGGGCGAGAAGAAAATCAGCGAGGAAGAGTACCGGTTTCTGTGGAAGCAGATAGCGGAATTCTCATTGTGGAAAACGGGAGGTTTTCATGAATCCAACGGAGTTCATCAGGAAGAACATCATTAGCGAACTGGAAAAGCTCGGGTATCAGGGGGGGGTATTAGACTTCGCCGCCGACCAGGGTTTAGACCATTATCGCCGCTGCTCACAGGCAACACGACGTGGCGGGATGTTTGATGACTGCCTTCGGGTAGCAAAGTTATGGGCTGAGAAGTATGGACAGAAGCCAAGCGCAGGAACGAAAAAGAAAGCCAAAGTATCACGACAGGTATCGATGTTTTAGGCAAGAAAAAGCCCCGACTGTAACCGAGGCTAAGAGTCAAATCAATTTAGTACTTGATGAGGACTAATTATATATGAAACGTAAACGGAATCATAGTTTTAACTATCACGCTGTGCATAAAAACATCGCCGAATACAACGAGACAAGGAGTGTCACTGAGCAAGGCGCGAAAGCACTCAGGGCGGCTTTTAACGATGCTTTATTGCGGAAAGCCCATAGGGAAGAACTGACCGGAGGTAAACGGCATGAACAGTAACGTTGCATACGCTGACTTTGGAGCCGCACGACGGCAAGAGAGGCCAACGGTGGCAGATCTTGATGATGGGTACACCAGACTTGCAAATGCTCTGTATGAGGCCCTGATAGGCGCTGACTTAACAAAAAATCAGGCCAAGGTAGCACACGCTATTTGCCGGAAAACTTACGGCTTCGGCAAGAAGTCGGACCGCATTGCAGACAGTCAGTTAAGCGAGCTGACCAACCTGCCACGGCAGAAAGTTAACAAGGCGAAAAACGAGCTGATAGCAATGCGTGTAGTCGTTATGGATGGACCGAGAATCGGACCAAACAAGAACGTGAGTGAGTGGGAAATAACAGGGTGTCACTACTCTGGTGACAATGTCACCAAAACAGTGACAAAAAGTGTCACCAAAACGATGACAGCGTTGTCACCAAAACAGAGTCACACAAAAGAAACTATTACAAAAGAAAAGAAAGAAACTAACCCCCATACCCCCGTTGGGGGTGAAGTGGAAGGGTTGGTTAAACCTAAAAAGCGCCGGGCAGTGAAAATCAATTACGACGAATATCTCATTGCCTACAACGAGGAAGTCGGTGACCGCCTGCCTCACGCTATCGATCTCACTGAGAAGCGAAAACGCAACCTGAAGAAAATAATTCCGAAACTGGCAACTCCAAACGTTGACGGCTGGCGAGCCTATGTACGGGCTTTCGTCAGGATGGCTAAGCCATTTTATTTCGGGGAAGGTGATCGCGGATGGACGGCCGACATCGAGTATCTGCTGAAGGAAGACACGCTCACAGCGGTCCGAGAAGGAAAACCAAGTCTCACAGGGAGGTAGTCGTGATTAATTTTGAAGTTGAATCGAGTGTTATCGGTGGCCTGCTGATTAGCGGGTTAACACAGGATGCCAGTGATGTTCTCGCCACGATGGAGCCTGAATTCTTCGGGTCCGGATTTTGCCGCAGGACCTATGAGGTTATCAGGAAGCAGGCGAAGGCCCGTGGGCTGATTGATGTTCTGATGGTTGCCGAGGAGATGGGCGATCAGTTCAGCAACGTGATGGAGGCCGCGAAAAACTGCCCGAGCGCTGCCAACCTGAAAGGCTACGCGAAGATGGTTATGGACCTTCACTGCCGCCGGAAGATGATTGAGCTGATGGACTCTGTACGAGGACAAATCGAACACGGGACCGTCGACGCAGCGACTGAGGCAATGGATCAGTTTCTGGCAAAGGCATCTGAAATCCGGGCCCCGCAGGATGAGATCCGGCCCGTTCACCTGAAGGAAATAGCCGAAGACTACGCGCAGATGCTTGAAAAGCGGGTCCAGAATGGTGATGAGTCTGACACGCTGAAAACCGGCATCCCGGACCTTGATGATATTACCGGCGGTATAAACCCTGTTGACCTGGTTATTGTTGCGGCCCGGCCCGGCATGGGTAAGACAGAGCTGGCGCTGAGAATAACCAAAGGCGTTGCCTCACAGACCATTCGCGGGACCAGCCAGAAAAAAGGCGTTTTGATTTTCTCGATGGAAATGGATTCCCAGCAGATCATCGAGCGTCAGATTGCAGGGGCCGCAAGTATGCCGGTTTCATCCCTGCGCAATCCGGCGAAGATGGACCAGGAAGACTGGACAAAGGTAACCGTCGGCATGGGCCGCATAGTGGATCTCGATGTGTGGGTTGTCGATGCCAGTAAATTAACGGTCGAACAAATCCGTGCAATATCAGGTCGGCACAAACGGGCCAATCCGAATTTATCTCTCATCCTTGTCGACTACCTCGGCCTGATTGAAAAACCAAAGGCAGAGCGTAATGACCTGGCTATTGGGCACATTTCAGCAAGCCTGAAAGCAATGGCTAAGGACCTGCGGGCCCCTGTTATCTCCCTCAGCCAGTTATCCCGTGATGTGGAAAAACGCCCAAACAAGCGCCCGACGAATGCGGACCTTCGCGATTCAGGAAGTGTTGAGCAGGATGCGGATGCCATCATCATGCTGTACCGGGACGGCGTGTATAACGAAAATTCGCCTGCCGCCAATTACGCTGAAATCATCGTCACAAAAAACCGGTTCGGGAAATTAGGGACCGTGTATCAGCTATTCAAAGACGGGCACTTTCTCGATACGGACCAGGCTATGGCTGCAAATATTTGTCAGCAAAGCAACCAGCCAGCGCAGCGCAGATTCAAAGGCGCGGACGTGTGACGGCATAACCCAAGACAGAAGGACTTTTGATTATGACTACAGAACAAATCGCAGAATTAAAACGTATTGCACTGGAAAAACACCGTGAAGCTGAAAAGGCCATGTATGCCTATGCAAAAGAGTGTGACGGCGTTGAGCGTGTGGAGGCGTTTGAAGCATACGAAAACATCAGAACAGCAACACGGGTTCGCGGATAGGGCACGGAGGACTTTTGATTATGGAACCAACGGATTTTGAAAAGTGGTACGCGAAAGAGCTTCACGTCCCCGTCAGTATGGTCACAAGCTTCAGGAGAGAGCATCAGGACGGGCATTGGACTTACGCACTCGCGGGAATTGAATACAAATACCGCGCCTACATGGCCGGAGTTCGCAGCAGACTGCCGTACCAGACACTGCCAAAAGGAGATGAAGATGGAATGGATTAAGACGAGTGAGCAACTTCCCGAAATGGAAGTGCCGGTATTGGCCGGATGGTTTAGCGAGTACAGAGGTAAATTTGTCTGGCACTGTTTTTTGCGGTCAGACCCTGATGGTGAGGGCTGGTTATGGTCTATAAGCACCGATGATTTTCTAAGCGATGAAAGTTTTTTCATTCTGGATAATGAATATCCAATAACCCACTGGATGCCACTGCCACAACCACCGGAGGAGTGATGAAAGCAATATCAATCAGACAGCCGTGGGCATGGCTGATAGTCAACGGGCATAAAGACATTGAAAACCGCAGCTGGCGCACGAAGTATCGCGGTCAGGTTCTTGTTCATGCATCGCATGGCGTAAAGCAGAGTGACTATGACGCCGCGTATGCTTTGGCTTGCCGCCTCGGAATTAAGCTTCCGCACCGCTCAGAGTTTGAAACCGGCGGAATTGTCGGAGTAACCACAATCACCGACTGCGTGGAACAAAGTGAATCGCCGTGGTTCTTTGGCGAGAAAGGTTTCGTTCTGGCAGATAGCCGATCGTTGCCGTTTGTGCAGATGAAAGGGCGGTTAAGCTTTTTCGAAACAGGAATAGAGCCGGAGGAGTAGGGGGTAATGTGGAAAACTTCTGCCTGCATGAATCCAACAAAAAACTGTTTTACGAGCAACTGAAATCACTACTGAGCACCCACCCGAAGTTAAGTATCACCGCAAAACCATACCGCCCGAAACGAAGCCTTTCACAAAATGCACTCAGCCATGTCTGGTACAAAGAAATCAGCGAGTACCTGATTCGTGCCGGCCGGCCGTTTTGCACTGAAGCATGGGTGAAGGAAAGCCTGAAGGCGACATATCTCGGATTTGAAACTACTGAGTACACCGATGTTATCACCGGCGAGAAAACGCAGCGTGAGACACTCAGGCGCACTTCAAAACTTGATAAAGGGGATATGCATTACTTTCTTCAGCAAATCGAATCATGGGCTGCACAGTTCGGTTTAATACTGACTACGCCTGAGGATTCGGAGTACATGAAACTCAAAAGGGAGCAGGACGAATGAAAGAACCTCACATACACCAGCTTCTCATCAATGACGAAGCCGATAACCTCTGTGCTCACTACAGGCGTAAAGGATATAACCCGGTGAAGTCACTGAATATCAATCCTCAGTATTTCGACGTTACCGTGTATCTGCCGGTAGTCAAATATCTGAAACCGACACCACGAGCAATGGTTAACAGGATGTGGCGATGACAAACAATATGTATATGCAATTTGATTTCATCATCAGTATTTTTCGCAACAAAAAATCTTTTACGTCTCAGGATGTTGCTGATGCCACCGGCTACGCTGATGTCACCGCAAGAGCAAAGATCGCTGAAATGGTTAGGATGGGAATTATTCATAAATTGCCGAAGGTTCTTAATAAAGGGCTTTATGTTATTGACCCGATGGCAAATGAAAAACTGGAATCATGGCGAGGGATGGATCGGTTCGCATTTGAGCCGGATGATGATGTTTTCGATAAATATCCGAAGCTGAATTTCACCGGTGGAAAAGTGGTGAAAAAAGCCAATGTGAAAGGGATGGGCAGCGCGTTCTTAAAGCGTTTTGATTCGTTGCTGATGGGGGTTCGCCGTGGAATGCCAACTATGCAGTAAAGAACTGGCCGACGATGAAGTTTATGTTTGCGACCAGTGCGCCAACGAATGTCCGCATCTTGAAGTAGTCGAGAAGATAAAAGGAGATGGTGATGATCAAACGCATCCTGGGATATCTGAGTAATCCGTTCACTCTGAGTTGGGTGATATTTGTTATTGCACTCGGCATCTATAAATACTGGTGGTGATTATGGCGAATTTACGAAAAGAAGCACGCGGCAGAGAATGCCAGATCCGAATTCCGGGAGTGTGTAACGGAAATTCTGAAACGGTAGTGCTGGCTCATTATCGGATGCCGGGATTGTGCGGTACCGGAATTAAGTCACCGGACATTTTTGGCGCATGGGCGTGTAGTGCGTGCCATGACGAAATAGACCGGCGTACACGCCTCACAGACGCTGAGTATGCAAAGCAGTGTCACCTTGAGGGTATTATCAGGACTCAGGCGCAGCTGCTGGCAGAGGGGAAAATATCGGCATGAACCAATATCACCTTAAGTTGCCGTGGCCTCCGTCCAACAACACGTACTGGCGACACGCCAGAGGTAGGCACTACATAGCAGAGAAAGGAACCAGCTACCGGCAACACATCACAGAGTTAATCAGACAGCAAAACCTCGATATCAGCACCACATCCCGCATCAGAATCAGCATCACAGCAAATCCACCGGACAAACGACAGAGAGACCTCGATAACCTGCCAAAGGCTGTTTTCGATTCGCTCACTCACGCCGGTTTCTGGAAGGACGATAGCCAGATTGATGATATGCGTATCAGGCGCGGTGAAAGGGTAAGCGGTGGGTCACTGGATGTCACGATATGGGAGATAGGGGATGAAACCTGAAATCACATCGATACCGGAAATGCTTATTAAGCACCACGGAAACATGACTGCACTGGCGAGAGAGTTGGAAATAAACCGGAACACCGTCAGGAAGTTTCACCGTGATACCCGGTGTGAAATGCACGTTATCTACAACGGCGTGCTGATGACCAAATCCAAGATGAAAGGCAACCAGGGGAAAGAGAAATGAGAGACGAACCTTTTTACCTGTTGGCGCACGTTGCCAATAAAAATGACTTGCGGCGGGTGTGGTGCGGTGCCCGTAAAAATATCTCTGACGGCAAGCGGGTGTGGGTTCGTTACATGCTCATGACGTGGGGTAATGCATACGGTGGCAATGACTACGGTTCAAGCGAGTGCAGCGTTATTGGTCGCCTGATGATCCGCACTGAGTGGAGTGACACTGAGGGTGAAAGAATCATCAAGGTGGTTAAAGACCTGCATAAAATGGGTTATCGCGGAGATGAGTTGTTCAAAAAGTCACACGAAATACTTAATCCGAAGAAAACAATAAACGACATCATTGCTCTCGCCAAAGAATCAGATGATGCCGCTTTTGTTGAAAAGGTAATGACCGACAGATTTAAAAAAGATAACCCAATCCGTCATGTGGCTATTAAACGGTATTGTGAGCGCAAATACCCGCAAAAGATGGCGCGTGAGCTTACTTTCATGACCGGCATCAGTATTCAGCAGGGAACCAGGCGCATCGAATGGGCAGAGAGACTACTGGAAGAAGAGATGTTTTATGCAATGGAGCGTGAGTTAAAACGAGAGGAGTGTCCGATTTCATAAATATATATTGAAAATGTTGCAAATCGCGAAATTTCAGTGTAGTGTTTGTGATATGCTCAGGCAGTTAAAAGCAGGAGCAGGTAACAGGGTAAAAGGGGCGGCTCCTGTTATCGATACCGCCTAGTTCGTCACTTCGCCGCAGGGCTGGGACTCGAACCGCATCGGCTGAGAGGTCGAAAGTGTCGAGACGAGATGGTTTCAGTGGTTTGCCGCTGGTTATCTTTGATAAAACAGAGCCTCACTTCGGTGGGGCTTTTTCATTTCAACTCTCCGGAATTTCCGGATAGTTCACATGTTCGGTTATTCCGAACAACTGAATTACGGAGTCGTTAATGCGAAGTAAAGCAATAAGACGCCATCACGAGAAACGCCTCAAATCTAAGCGCAGCAAATATTACAATGCCGGACACGCCACTAAGCGCAACATCGGGATGTGTTACCGTACTCCCGCATTGTGTGGTTGCTGGATGTGCGCTAATCACAGAAAAGTATTCGGCATGAGCATCAAAGAAGTTCGTGACCGGCAGCGCTGCATTGATACTGAGCAACTGCTGCAAAATATGCAGTAGTTCAAAATATCGCAGGCCCACAGTCCCAACAGATAAATACTCCAGAGGTCGCTCTGTGCGGCCTTTTTTCATACACGCCCCAGTAGCTCAACGGTAGAGCGCTCGGCTCATAACCGATGGGTTGCCGGTTCGAATCCGGTCTCGGGGCACCAATACGCCGCCACAGAATCCTGAACAAACAAACGTAATCAGCGCAGAGATACTGTGCGCGGCACCCTATTAACTAAATCCTCCGGAAGGGGGGTGAGCTATGCGTATGACAGAAAAATACTCAAGCCCCTTTGCTTATGCGTGGGGATTCATTGCTGCCACTTTCGGTGTGATGTCCCTGGATCAGTGGGCGGTACTTATCGGCATTATCTGCACTGTCGGGACGTTTGCCGTTAATTGGTATTACAAGCGTAAAGAGTTCCTGCGTAAAACGGGTGGGGAATCATGAATAACCGATTATTTAAACAAGTCATGGCCGCCTGTTCTGCCGGTGCTATTGCCGGGGCGCTGGTGCTGATCCCCGCATACGAAGGTGTTGAGTACAGACCTTACCGTGATGTGGCCGGAGTGCTCACCGTATGTTACGGCCATACCGGCAGTGATATTCAGCCCGGCAAGCTGTACACGGACGCTGAATGTAAGGCGCTGCTGCACGACGATCTGACGAAAGTCCGGCGCGCGGTTGACCCGATGATCAAAGTGCCGATTGATGATAATACCCGGGCGGCCATCTATTCATTTGTCTACAACGTCGGGCCCGGTGCGTTCTCGCGTTCGACGATGCTTCGTAAGCTCAATACCGGTGATATCGCCGGTGCCTGTGATGAAATGAAACGCTGGACATATGCCGGTGGTAAGCAATGGCAGGGTTTGATTAACCGGCGCGAAACGGAGAAAGCGATATGCCACGGAACCCTTTAATGCTGATCATCATTGCTATCATCCTGCTGACTACTGCTCTGTTGGCGGGTTGTTATCTGTATTCACTCCCGAATCACTGTAAGCCGCTGCCGGGTAACCCGCTGGACGGTGTGATCCATTATGAGTGTGAAGCGCTATGAACTGGAAAGAAGCGGTAATTGCTGCGCTGTTTATTGCTGCCGCCTGGTGGGTATATGACACCTACCGGGATAACCAGCAACTGAAGGTGAATAACACAACGTTGTCCGGACAGCTGTCAGCACAGCGGACGATAAATACCATCACGCTTTCAGCCGTTGCCATCAGACACCGCGCCGCACTCGACAACATCAAAGCCAAAGAAACTGAGGGCACGGAGAATGTCAAAGTTAAAACCGTTATCAGGACGGAGTTTAAAGACAGTGAGTGCGCTGTTACTCCTGTTTCCCCTGGCATTGTTGGGAAGTTGCAGCAATACGAAAGAGACATTCGTGCCCGCGCCGGCGGTCCCGATCCCGCCACAACTGACCGCTGATTGTCCGCTGCCGGTTATTCCAGACGAACTGACCTACGGCGATGCAATCCTGCTGCTGACCGATGCAATGAAGTCGATAGCAGGCTGCAATCACGATAAGCGGGCAATACGAGAGATTGAACAACAACGACAAAACTAGCGAGGTTTTATGTCAAATCCAATTATGAAATATTTTGAATACCTGCATCTGCCGCCTCATCTGCAGGAAGTGAGCAAGCCTATCGGTGATCTGGCTAAACAGATGGATGAACAGTTACCAGATGGTGCGGAGAAATCCGCCGGCCTCCGTAAGTTGCTTGAAGCCAAAGACTGCCTTGTTCGCGCTAAATTAGGTTAACAGCAACGCCTCGCTAATAGCGGGGCTTTTTTATATCTGATTTCTCATAGCCTCATATAGTACGAACTATATCGGCAAGGAGGATGATCCACATCTTGACCACCGGGAACAACCGGTAGTGACCCAGCAACGTAGGTAACGTGGCGAAGGTTGCGACTCTACGCATTTCACCCTGTGCACCACATGCACACATCTTTAAACACCAAGCCAATATTTAGGAATGAGTCCTGAGGCGATCAGTTATAGCTGATGTCGCTTTGGTGGGCTGATCTCCTATGTGGCAGGATTCATTACTAAGTAAGGTAGACATCATGCAATATCCAAAAGTTATTGTGAACGGCGTGTCCGTTCGTGTTGATAGCGAAGGGCGTTACAGCCTGAATGATTTACACGCTGCGGCAGTTCTCAAAGGCGAGGCAAATGAGTCACAAAGGCCAAGTAAGTTTATCCGGAGCGCCGGAGTTAAGCGCTTTGTTTCTGCTCTCGATGCCAGAGGACAAAAAAGTCCTCTGAAAGGAAATCAATCACTTAAGGTAGTTAACGGTGGTAATGAGCAAGGCGTATGGGCTGCTGAATTATTGGCGATACGCTATGCAGCATGGATTAAGCCTGAGTTTGAAATCAGTGTGTATGAGACATTCCGCGAAGCGACACTTAACGGGCTGTCGAACATGACCATGCTTAACCGCCTTGACCTGCTGATTGCCACTGAAAAGCAGGAGATTAGCCACTGCGCCCGCAGAATGAATAGCTGGGGCGTTGGCGGACGGAAGAAGTCGCTGACAGATACCCGAGCAAATATCATTGCGCAGATGGATCCGGATATGGTTTCTCTGATGGAGGCGCACCAGTAATCTGATGAAGCTCCGCATTCGGAGCCTCGTCAAAGAAAAACAATCGTTCACGGAATAGACCGCACAGCGGTCTTTTTTATTACCTACGAGCCGCCGATCTCATCTGCCACATTAGCCACGACCTGTGCCACTCCTCACAGCTAGCGTGTGGACATCCAGAATAATCGGTAACACCGGGATAAAGACACCCTCATATGCGGCGACACCTGCCGTGGTGGAAGAAATGGTGAACATCAATCAACTGAGGTGGACATGGCTGAAAAATACGAAGTCACAGCAACCAAAAAGGACGGCACGACATATCACGGATTGATGACAACGAAAGAGCCGCGCATTACTAACGGACTGATTGGCATTGCCGGTCTGGATGGCTCATGGACATATATCGCACCGGATGAAATCAGCGACATCAGATACATTCCGGTAGCTGAGGAAAAGAGTAAGGAATAGGAATGGCTAAAAGACCAGACTGGGAGGCCATCGAGTCGGCTTACAGAGCTGGCGTGATGTCACTCCGTGAAATTGCCTCACAGCACGACATATCCGAAGGGGCGATAAGAAAGAGAGCAAAGCGTGACGATTGGTCGCGTGACCTGAATGCGAAGATAAAAGCCAGGTCTGATGACATGGTACGCAAACAGGAGGTACGCAGTCAGGTACGCAGTGAAACGGCGCTATCGGAACGCGTACTTATCGAAGCTACCGCAGAGGTAATAACCAATGTTCGAATGGAGCATCGCGGCGACATCCGGCGAGCGCGTGAATTGGCTAACGCGCTGTTTGACGAGCTGAGTGCAGAGTGTGCCGATGTGGCCGCGCTGGAGAAACTCGGTGAGCTGATGATTGAGCCTGATGACAACGGGCGAGACAAGCTGAATGAGCTTTACCATGCGGTAATCTCTCTGCCTGAGCGGGTTAAATCAGCCAAAGCGCTGAGCGAAACACTGAAGAACCTTATCGGTCTTGAGCGTCAGGCGTATGGACTTGATGACATGCAGCCGAATAAAACAGCCAGCCAGCTATCCGACCTGATGGACGAACTATCGAGCAAATAACATGAAGCCAGAGCATTTAGCGTTACTGCGTAATAAGCAATGGCGTCTGAATAATCTGTACTGGATCACCGATAAAGAAGGTCGCCCGGTTCGCTTTAAAATGACGCCTGAGCAAACGGAATATTTCGAAGGTATTCACAACCGCAACATCATTCTGAAAGCCCGTCAGCTTGGTTTTACGACAGAGGTCTGCATCATCCAGCTGGACGCGGCCATATTTGAATCCGCGAAGTGCGCACTGATTGCACACACCCTGCCGGACGCAAAGCGCTTGTTCCGAGAGAAAATCAAATATGCCTACGAGCGCCTGCCAGACGAAATCAAAGCAGCCAACCCCGCGAGTAATGACTCCGCCGGTGAACTGGTATTCAGCAAAGGCGGCTCAGTGACTGTGTCCGTGTCGTTTCGTGGCGGTACGCTGCGTTACCTGCACGTATCAGAGTTCGGGAAGATATGCGCCAAGCAGCCAGAGAAAGCCCGTGAGATTGTCACAGGGGCGTTTGAGGCGGTATCAACAGAATGCTTTACGACTATTGAGAGCACGGCAGAAGGGCGGGCCGGTTATTTCTTTGACTACTGCCAGTTGGCTGAAAAAGCACTGATGCAGGGCAAATCATTATCTCCGCTGGACTGGAAGTTTTTCTTCTTCTCCTGGTGGAAGAACCCGCAGTACGCAATCGACCCTGTTGAGCAACTTCCGCAACGCCTGTCTGATTATTTTGCTGAGCTATCCGGCAAGTACGGAATTACGCTCAACGACCGGCAGAAAGCCTGGTACTACGCCAAAGAAAAAACACTCGGCGACGATATGAAGAGGGAATACCCGTCGATACCGTCAGAGGCATTTCAGCAGTCTGTTGATGGTGCGTATTACGCGAAGCAATTCCGCTGGCTGTACGAAAATAAACGCATTGGTGAAGTCCCTGATAACTCACATCTGCCGGTGCATACGTACTGGGATATCGGCGTGGGTGACTCAACGTCAATTTGGTTTGTGCGTGAAGTCGGTGAAGAATTTCACATCATCGATCACTACTCAAACAGTGGCGAAGGTCTGCGGCACTACATGAAAGTACTGAAAGACAAAGGCTATGAATATGCCAGCCACAACGGGCCGCATGATATCGACAACCGCGAGTTCGGTTCAGACGCGAAATCACGCCGGGAACTGGCGCGGGAAGGGTACGAAATTGACGGGCAAACCTATTCCATCCGCTTTGAGGTGGTGCCGAAGCTATCCGTTGATGAGGGTATTGAGGCAGTGCGCGAAATCCTGCCGCTCTGTGTATTCGATGAGAACAAGTGTGGCGAAGGCATTACCCACCTTGAGGCGTACCGGAAAGAATGGGATGGCAAACGCGGGTGCTGGAAAGATAAACCACTTCACGACTACACATCACACGACGCTGACGGATTCCGTTATTTCGCGGTCAGTCGCCGTAATAAGAAATCTCACTCAGGCATGCTGGTTCGTAAACGTTAATGAGGGCAACAATGGAAGTAAACAGAGACAGGCTGTCATTGGCGGTGAATAACGCTATCAGCGCGGTAGCAAGAGCCAGAATGACATATGCAACCGGCGGCATCGGAACCGGCAACACAAAGCGCCCGCGCATCTGGCGCGAGTTCGGTTATCCGGAAGTGCTGACGTTTAATGACTTTTACAACGCCTATGACCGTAACGCTTTGGGTGGTGCGGCAGTAGACCGGTATATCTCCGGCTGCTGGATTGATGTTCCTGAAATATTCGAAGGTGACGAAGAAGCAGACCAAGACGGTTCTACTGATTGGGATAACAAGCTGAACAAGTTGCTTAAATCACACTGGGAGCAGATCAAAGAGGCAGACAAGCGTAACCTGGTTGGCCGGTATTCAGGTCTGATTATTCAGTTGCGTGATGGACGAAAATGGGATGAACCGGTCGACAGAGCTGTGGTTTCCCGCCTGAAAGACAAGGCCATTATCCGCATGATCCCCGCATGGGAAGAGCAGCTTGATGTGAGGCGCTGGAATGAAGACCAGCTCAGTGAGGATTACGGCTATCCGGCGCTGTACTCATTCACGGAATTGCATGTCGGCAAGGAATCAGATGGCTCTCCCGGTCGGATTATTGATATTCACCCTGATCGCGTAATCATTCTTGCTGAAGGGGCGGCGGACGGAAAGTTAACATCTGGAACCCCACTACTGCGGAAAGGCTACAACAAGCTCATTGATGCTGAAAAGGTATCGGGCGGCAGTGCTGAAGGATTCCTGAAAAACGCCAGTCGTCAGCTCAACTATGCGTTCAGCAAAGAAACCGACTTCCAGCGCCTGGCGGAGGCATTAGGCACCAATATGGACGGCCTTGCCGATGCACTTGATGAGCAGGTTCGCAGACTAAACGAGAGCATTGACGCATCAGTGATGATGCAGGAAGGAACGGCAAGTGTGCTTTCCGTTGCACCGGCTGACCCTGAACCGACATGGCGTACCGCACTGGCTGAATTCGCCGCCTCAATCAATATGCCGGTTAAGGTGCTGATTGGTCAGATTACCGGTGAACGGGCATCAACAGAGGACATGAAGGATTGGGCGAAAACGTGCATGTCACGGCGCACAGGATTTCTGAAATCAGTGATTGAGTCCGTGGTATCACGATTCTGGGCGCTCGGCATTATCGAGCCAAGAGAGGAAATCACCGTCAGTTGGTCTGATTTACTGGCACCGAGTAAGGCTGAGAAAATCGACTCGATGAACAAAGCTGCCGATGTCGCTGTTAAAACACAGCAGGCATTCGGTCATTCGGTATTCCAGGAGAACGAAATCAGGGCGTTGGGGGAATATCCGACCCTGACCGAGTTTGAAAGTATTGAACCACCGGAAACCGTACCCAAAGGAGACCCGTTAACTGATGATAAAGAACCAGAGAACAGGGTCGCCGATAATACCGGGAAATAAGGCCGACCCGACACAGTCAGGAAAGCCAGTCAGAAAGATGTACCGCGATATTGAAAAGCGGTATCACGGACTGAAAAAAGAACTCCGCCAGCTGTTCGATCTGTCATTCACCGGCAGAGAGCGAAATCAGAACTCACTCTACAGCTACATCCTCGCTAAAAACGCACAGAACGAACCAGATTCGCTTATCAGGGTTAACGCTGGTGTTTATTCGTATGACCTCACTGAGCGTCCTGACGAGTACGCGCGTTTCCTTGAGAGGCTGCAATCCATTCTGGATGAATATCTGCTTGATGGCGGGAATGAAAATCTGTGGGCGTTCAGCCATGTCGCAGCTGAGTATGATCGCGGTACGCTGAATGCGTACACCAATCTGTCGCTACAGTCAGAGGTGTATGCGTCACAGACAACGCTCACTTACCTGATGTCGCAGCCTGCATATCAGAACCAGCTAGCCGCAGCGTTTATCTCAACGTTCAGCGACTGGAAAGGTATTTCTGATGCCGCCCGCGCTGACCTGTCGAACATTATCGGCATGTCGATAGCCAGGGGTGTCAACCCGAGAGAAACAGCCAGAATCGTTAGTCAGAGGCTGGATGTCTCAATGAGCAACGCAAAGCGCATAGCTCAGACGGAACAGGTAGGCGCGTTACGTAGTGCAAACTGGAATGAAACCACGTGGGCAAGTGAGCGGCTCGGTTTGCGTACCGGTCTGCTGTGGCTATCTGCGCTGAAACCGACTACACGCAGCTGGCATGCAGCACGACACGGCAAGGTGTTCACTGTCGAAGAGGTCGAAGCGTTCTATGCCGACGGCGGCAACCGGTTTAACTGCTACTGCGCGACACAGCCGGTATTACTGAATGATGACGGGACGATTTACAACAAAGGCATTATTGACCGGCTGGCAGCAGAGCGGAAAGCCTGGTCAGCAGAAGAAGATTAATAACCAAAGAGGCCACCACATGAAGCTTTCGGGTATTCATGTTAAATCGCTGGCTATCAACTCCTCTAATATCTCAACTGAAATCATCGACGGTGACGAGCATATCGTCATTCGCGGCGTTGTGCCTGTTGTTGATGACGTTGTGATGAACGGGGGGCTATATCCGGCCAGCGAAATTAACAAAAGCTTTAAGTCGATGGAGGGGAAGCAGTGCCCGTACGGACACCCTAAAATCGGCACAGATTACGTATCGGCTGACACGCCGAGAGCGGTAAACCAGTTTCACATCGGCGCATGGGCTGAAAATGTCCGCAAAGATGGTGAAAGAGTCGTCATGGACGTGAAGGTCAACCGCCGTTTCGCGGATGCCACCGAAAAAGGCAAAGAGTTCCTTGCCCGAGTGGATGACATCATTGCCGGTAACAGCAAAGACCCGATCCACGTATCAACCGGATTGCTGCTGCAGCGCGAGCAGAACAAAGGTAAGTCAAAGGGTAAGCCATATACATGGGTAGCCCGAAACATGCACTTTGACCACATCGCCATTCTTCCGGCGAGTGAGCCGGCAGCAGCCACACCGGAGGATGGTGTCGGGATGTTCGTTAACGATGACGGGCAGAAATGCGATATCGAAAATGCCAGCCTGATTGATGCGGCAAATTGTACGAAAGCGGGCATTCTCAGCAAGGTGAAATTCTTCTTCACCAACGGGTCAAATCTCTCTTTCGATGATATCCACAGTGCATTACGTGCTGCATTAAGGTCGAAATTTCCTGATGACGACTGGCCTTATCCGGAAGCAGTCTGGCCTGACAAATTCATCTACTACACATCCGGTAAAACCTACCAGCAAAAGTATCTCATCGACGACAACGGCGAAGCTGATCTTGTCGGTGAGCCCATTGAAGTTGTGCGCAAGCCAACAGAGTACGAAGTAAAAACCAATAAGGAAAACGACCCGATGAAACAACTCATCACAAACGCGCTGAAGGCAAAAGGCATCGACACAGACGGAAAATCCGATGTTGAGCTGATGGATGCGTACAACCAGATGATTGCCAATGAATCAAAAGGCGAAGAAACGCCGGAAGAGAAAGCGGCGCGTGAGAAAGCAGAGAAAGAGGCCAAAGACAAGGCCGCTAACACAGATGACGTCACCGCAGCAGTGAATGCCGCACTCAAGCCGCTCACTGATGAAATCAGCGCACTTAAAAGTCAGTTAAACGCAAACGCTGATAAAGAAAAATCAGCCATGCGTGAAGCGGTGAAATCCAAGTTTGGCTTCTCAGAAACGACGGTGAATGCGCTGGACGGCGACCCGCTGAAAGAACTGTATGCACAGTGCGCACCGGTTCAGGGGCTGAATGGCTCGTTCCATTCTCAGCAGAACTCTTCCACCTCAGTATCAGAAATGCCGGAGTAAAACGAAATGGCGAACAAAACAAAACGTGTGATTCATGCGGGCGGTATTTTTCCTAACCCGCTGTTAAATCGTGAAGGCGAGGCGTTAGCAGACATTAAGCCAGGCACGGTAGGCTTTTTCGATGGCGGCAAGTTCAAAGCCTCAGTAGATGGTAAAGAGTCGGCAATCCTGTACGTGGCAAACATGGATTATCTGCGCTGCAAAGGTGTAGATGACGACCTGAAGGCCGGTGATTGGGTGGTTGCAATCCAGCCATTGCAGGGATTATTCCTGAACGTCCGCGCTGCTGCCGGCACGTACAAAAAAGGCCAGCCGGTGATTGTTGCCAACGGCCAGATCACAGCGGCCACCGCTGCGGAAGGTGAAGTTGTATTCGCCTATGTCGAAGAAGATTCAGCACTGACCGCTAAGGCGGGTGAGCTGGTTCGCGTTGTGTTCAAGTAAGGAGAACCGAATGTTTTATTTTTCAACCAAAAAAGCGACCGAAACCGGCAACCTTGAAGCAAATACGGCGCAGTTTGGCGAACTGCAGATTGCCCGTGACGCATCCTCGCAGGCTGTTGCTGAGTTCATTATCCGCGCCAATTCACGCGGTAACGGCGCAATCAGAGTTGATGCCGCTAACGCAGTTGATGACATCCGCCGCCTATATAAAGCATACGACCAGACTGTTCTGTCCGAGTTTCAGCCGAATACCGAATTTACCCTGCTGAATGACCTGATGGGGCTTTCCCGCTCCGTGCGTCTGGAAGAATCCGTGTATGAATATGCCCGCAAAGGCAGTGGTGGCGTGGCTCATACGTCAATGTCCGGACAGATTGGTGCGTTGCTGGATGCTGGCGCGTTCACTTTCGACGGTACTATGGTGCCGATTCACGATACTGGCTTTAAGTTTGGCTTCCGTGACCCAATCTTCGCGAAAGGTTCCGCACTGGCCTCTCTGTCCGATGCGCAGTCTGATTCTGTTGATACTGTCCGCCGCAAATACGTTGACTTTATCTGGAACGGGTTCCGTGATTCTGAAGGTAATTTCATCAAGTTTGATGGCAAATCATGGAAGGGTATCCGTGCTGATGAGCGCGTAGCCCAGGTGACACTGACGGTAAACTTTGCCACCGAACAGGACGGAAAGAAAATCCGCACAGAAATCATCAAACTGCGTGACGTGCTGAAACTGCAAAACCTGCAGTACGGTGAGCAGACCTGGTATGTGTCAGGTGAAATCCTGTCAAACTGGGAAAGCGTGTATTTCGATGTTAACCAGACCCGCACCATCCTGGACGAAGTGAAGAAAATCACCGGCATCAAAGACATCAAAGAAGATTACGAGCTGAAAGGCAATGAAATGCTGATCGTTCCGCTGGGCGCCGGCGTTATCGCTCCGATTGTCGGTCAGGCGTTCGGTACTGTTGCAGACCCGCGTCAGTTCTATAACTCAGATTACGTATGGCGCACATGGGGCGCTGCCGGTCTGATGGTTAAGCAGGACATCGTCGGTCACTTCTCAGTCGTTCACGCGAAAGGCGCATAAGGGGGATTTATGGCACTGGTAAAAGTAGTTTCAAATAACGTCTTCGCCGGTGCCGGTTTCCAGCCTGTGGAAGCCGGTAGCCAACTGACAATGTCAGATGAAAGCGCGAAAGAATGGGAAAAGGCCGGTCTGGTTGAGATTATCGCATCGGGTGATATTGAAGTAGCATCGCCTGGTAACGACGATTCTGAACAGCCTGAACAGCCTGAACAGCCTGAACAGCCTGAACAGCCTGAACAGCCTGAACAGCCAAAGGCAAAACAGAACGGTAAAAAATAATGCAGATAACTCTTGATGACGTAAAGCCGATGATTGCGGAACTCGGGTTTACATTGCCTGATTCTGTGCTGTCGCTGTTACTGAGTCAGGTTAATGCAAAGTCCGGGTGTCTCGAAGCCAACTACGACGAAACCACGCAGAAACTGCTGCTGATTTACACCGCTGTCCGGTTGGCCTCGCTGTCTGGCGCACGAAAGATATCATCACAGAGCGCCCCTAACGGGGCGTCTCGTTCTTTCGCATATGATTCTGCCGGTACTGATTATCTGCTGAACCAGATCCGCGCATGGGACAGTGCCGGGTGTCTCTCTGATTTGCCGTTGTCGAGCAAAACGGTTGGCTTCTTCGGTGTGGTCGGGGGGTATCGATGAGTTCAGTTGCTAATTGGGCGTATACCTCATGGGCTACGTTGTGGCGGCTTGCCGGAAAGGACAGATACGGTAAGCCCGAATTTTCGGAGCCGGTTTATTTCCTGTGTGGCTATGGTAGTGAGCTTAAGGGCGGAAAGATTGATATCGGCTCTGAAATCACTATCAAACTGGTATTCTGGACTGAGTATGCTGATGCGAAGAAAGGTGACTTTATTGCTATCGGCAAGCACTCAGGTGATCCGGTATCTGCCGGTGCTGACGAAATCAAATTCATCAAGCGTGATGAGGACGTATTCGAGCATATAGCGGATGACTACACCCTGATAACGGCGGTGTGATATGGCAGCGAAAATCAGAGGTATCGCAGAGGTCAGCGCCAATATCAATGCACTGGTCGGCAATATCACAGGGCGCAAAGTTACACGCGCAATACAGGCAGCAATGCTGATTGGTGGCGCTCAGGCCACGCTGTTCACGCCTATCGACACATCAACACTTATCAACTCTCAGTTCCGTGAAATCACAGTGAACGGCACCCGCGTTACCGGTCGTGTCGGGTATTCTGCCAACTACGCGGTATTTGTTCATGACCCGAAAGTTAAGCAGACATTCCGGCGTGCCACTGCGCGAAAAGAGTTCCTCACGCTGGGATTTGAAGAGAGTCGCGATGAGATTGAAGCGGCCATGCATCAGGAGATGCGCATATGATACACGAAGCGTTTGAGCGTTATCTGAACCGCGTCGGCCTGCTGGATGACTTCACTGTTCAGTACCTGACATGGACAGAAGAGCCGGAGTCACGCACACAGCAATATGCCGTTATTCAGCCTGACGGCGGCAGCGGCAGGTTTTCTGACCTTGGCGCAGATGACAATGTAATGCTGATTCTGGTGTCCGCACAGAATGATCCGGAGCCGGTGTTAACCAGGGCGAAAGACATTCTCAGTTTCGTATCCGAGTTTCCGGACGATTGCGAACTCAACTCAGTTTACAACCTTGGCGGCATGCCTAAGCCGGTACCGACAGAAGAAGGCCGGTTCATCATGCAATTGGCTTTCCGCTGCACATCCTGAACTAACACACTTCAAACAGGTCGCTTATGCGGCCTTTTTTATTTGCAAATAAAGAGGTTACAACATGGCACAATGCCCTGATGATAAAGGCCTGGTGATGGGTAATGCGGGGATTCTCCGCATCGCGCCCGGTTGCCCCGGTACGGTTCCTGAACAGTCCGCGTTTCTGCGTCTCGGCGCACTGACCAGTAAAGGGCTGGATTACGGTACTGAAACAGTTACTTCCAAAGCAGACGACACAAAAGGGCTGACCGAGGCCATCGTGACCGGTCTGGACTTGACCATTAAGTTTGATGGTGAGCTGAAGCGCAAAGGTGCTGATGGTTCCACGTCTGCTTTTGATATTGCCAAAGAAATCCTTGCTGAAGTCAAGGCCAGCCGTCAGCCGTCATATTGGGTGCAGCTCGACATGAAAGGTGATGGCAGTGATGTGATTCAGGGGTATATGAACTTCACATCATGGTCGATGGAGTTCCCGACCAAAGAGATCGCCACGTATTCCGGTGAGCTGAAAGTCGCAGACGCTGACAGCTTTGAGTGGTTGCAGGAAGAAATCGTGGTGCAGAGCATCACCGCCAACCCTGCGACACTGACAGTGAAGGCTGGTGAAACTGCCTCGTTCACTGTCGGATTTACTCCGGTTGATGCGACAAACAAAAATTACGAAGTGGTCAGCGATAAGCCTAACTTCGCTACCGTCAGTAAGCTGCTGAATGTTGTCACTGTAACCGGTGTCGCCGCCGGTACCGCGAATATTACAGTCACATCGGAAGATGGCAGTAAGACGGCGAAATGTGTCGTTACAGTCACTGCGGCCTAAATATTACAAAGGGCATCTCCGAGTGCCCTTGATAATGTTCAGGAGGATATATGACACCGCGTTTAGAATACGGCGAGATGGTGATATCCACTGCCGAAAATGATTACCTGTTCCGCCCGTCGCTGGATGCCATGACGCGAATCGGTGAGCCTAAAGAGATTGTGAGTGCGTTTACGCAATTAAATGGCGCAGAGGTACAACAAATTATAGCGTCTGCTGTAGACGCTTACGGAGTGGTTCCTGAATGGCTGATTGCACTGTTAAATAAACCGGTTTACGGGCGCAGCATTTTATCGACAGCAATGGACGTGATGCAGGCATGTTGTGACGATGACTGTTCTGAGGTTATCGGTGAATGGCGGGTTGGAAAATCCGGCATGGTGTACCGGTTCGGCGCTATGCATTATCGCGATATCATCCTGCTGGCGCGCGAGCTAATGACCCACGGCATTATCGGCAAGGCCAAGGTGCGCAAACTCCAGCGCAACGAAGGTAAAGACGAATACTCCGACGAGTTCCGCGCCGTCGATTACATCAGTGCCGCCCGTGTGCATTTCAACATCACCCGCAGCGAAGCGGAACAACTCACAATGACTGAGTTCGTGATGATGCTGAAGGCGAAATATCCCGATGAGAAAGGTTTCACGAAAGATGAGTATGAGGCCATCACCAAAGCCGATGATGCACGCAACGATGACCTGATTAAGGGCAAGCGTCGGCTGGTGAGCAGGAAGAAGGCGTGACTAAGCCCCTTCCGGGGCTTATTTATTTTTCAGCAGATTTTCAAGCATAGACTCGATTTTGTCTAGACGGGAAAGTACGGAACTCCCCCGCCGAGGTGTTTCTTTTTCATAATCCATCCAGAGGTCATTTGGGAACAATTCCGGGTTAAAATCATTATCTGGATAACTATCCCAAAATGGTCTTTTTGCGGTCAGGTCATACTGGGAGTGGATGGCCACGCCAATAATATCTGTATCATCGTTAAGCGGCATAGAGCGATACAGTGCGTTCAGTGGTCTTAAAAGCGCCTCACTCCTGCTGGAGATAAACTGCTTAAACGTTAACGCTTTATCTGGGTGAAGAGCACAAAGAACAAAGTCGCCGATTTTGGCCTGATCGGTTGGATTAAAAACAACAACCGTTCCTGACGGGAAGCTTAACCCTCTAGATGAAGTCATTGCGTCACCAGCAATCTCCACCGCAAATGAATCTGTCTTGGCTCCAAGAGGAGCGGGAATGAAGTCAACGATAGCATTCCCTACATCGCCCGTAGATTTTCCAAAAAAATAATCGTATGAATTAACCAGTGATATCACTGGGATTTCTATCAGAGTGACAGTTTTCCTTACATTTGACAGGTCTGGTGATGGGCCGTGTCCATGAGATAGCCATTCAGGTGATGCCCCAAGGGCCGCAGCTAGGTTGGATAGGACTTTCTCCCTGGGCTTTGAATCACCAGCCTCATATGCGGCGACTTGCCTGCGTACAACGCCTATTTTTTCAGCAAGCTCACCCTGTGTTAACCCCATTGATTGCCTAGCAAGGGTAATACGGGTTTTAAAATTATCATCAATTTTCATATGTGAACTCTATAAAATTCATATTGACACATTAGGGAGTCATGGGTTATAACTGATATTACATCATGAAGATGTGCAATTGGAATACTACACAGGAGATAATTTATGGAAAAGAAAAATAGAATTTCCCCGTACCCATTCCGCATGCAGCCAGATATGCGCAAATGGATTGATGAAGTTGCCAGTGAAAAGCGGCGCTCTACTCAGGTGCAGCTTGAGTATATTTTAGAGATAGTGAGGGAGATGGCTAAAAATGGTGAATTCAGGATGCCGTAACGAAGAAGCCTCAACTGCGCGAACAATTGAGGCCTCAGTATCAAATAATCCCTCAACAGGAATAAATGACATGAACAGTGTAGCGAAAACAGACTTAACTTTCCAGGACATTACATTTGAGCCGGTTTACCAGGACGGTCAAATGTGGCTCACATCAACGGAGTTAGCAAAAGCGTTGGGTTATAGCCGGACTGATAACGTTAGTCGCGTGTATTCCCGTAATTCTGATGAATTTACGGAGTCGATGACAACCACCGTCAAAATGACGTTGGTTAGAAAAACGGGTGAAGTTGAGGTTGTTGTCCGCCTTTTCTCACTGCGCGGCGCTCACCTGATCGCTATGTTTGCATCAACGCCGGTCGCTAAACAATTCCGTAAGTGGGCGCTGGATATTCTGGATCGTGAAGTGGCAGTTAACGGGCTGGATGAGCATCTTCTGTTACGAAATCTCACCACGGCCTATAAGCACATCAAGCGCATTAACGAAATATGGGGCGGCATGTTATCGCCATCGTTGCGCAGACTGAATATGGAGGTTGATTCTGAAATGACAGGGCGCTTAAAGGACGTGCAAGGCCCGTTGTTTAGTTCTTTGAAACACATGGAGTGGCATTCAAAAGCGAGGTTAACACATTGACAGGCACTAAAAACAGAAAAGCCAACAGGTGCGAACTGTTGGCAATCCCCAAACTTAACCATGATGGAGAAGTTTCATGAGTCAAATTACATTAGCAAACAATAATGCAGTTGTCACGCAAAGTCGCTTTACGGTTCCTGAAGTCTACTACCGTGATCAGAAGGTAATCACTACTGAATCACTGGCGGTGGGGTACGGAGCTGACGCGAGAAATATCCAGGATAATTTCTCAAATAACAAAGACCGGTTTGTTGAAGGAAAGCATTACTTCAAGTTAGAAGGCGTGGAATTACATGCGTTTAAGAACTGCCCCGATAACTTCGGGTCAGTTAACAAGCACGCAAGAAACCTTATCCTCTGGACTGAGAGAGGTGCATCACGCCACGCCAAAATGCTGGAAACAGATCAGGCATGGGACTACTTCGAGTTGCTGGAAGATACATATTTTAATTCCCGCAAGAATGCAGTGGTACCCGGTAACTATATCGAAGCGCTGGAAAACCTGCTGAAGTCTGAGAAAGAAAAGGCAATGATTGCCGCTGAGCGTGATTATGCGGTGGAAACTAAGGCGTGGATTGGTCGCAAGCGTGAAGCCACAGCAATGGCTACTGCATCCGTAGCTGTCCGTGAAAAGAATGCTCTCGCTGCGAAACTTGGCGCCTGTAAAAAACATGCGACGGTTCTGGCGGTTGAGAATATGACCGAAACAAAATTCAAATGGCATCCGCTCAAGAAATGGTGTGCCGACAATGGAGCAGAGGTTCTATCTGTTCCTGATGAACGCTACGGAAAAGCGAACTCCTATCCGGCTGCGGCATGGAAAGCGGTTCACAATGTGAATATTGCAAAATTGTTCTGACACCCACAGGCCACGGACGGCCTTGTAATTTAGATCACACGCCGCCTCTTAACTGAGGCTTTTTGCTTTCCTTTGCACTACCAGATGATTAACATGAGGGAAACTAATTATTGAGGGTGGGGATGTGACAGAAGAAGAATGGTTAGATGGACTGAAAAATCTGCCTGATGATGTAATTTTAGATATCCACTTTGGGCTGCAAGAAAAAATTAAAAAACATTATAAGCTGCGCGATAAAGGCGACAACTTAAACAAAGCCATACATTTTTGCGAGCAGCAGATAGCGCTCTCCTCAAGGGCTATGAAGGCGATGAAAAACAACCCAGCGATGTATAACGGGTCTGAGTTTTTCGCTCCATCTCATTATGGTTTCAAACAATACTCAGTCATACTTAAGAAGAGAAAAGAACTTGAAAAACTGAGTGAAATTACAGAGAAAATGAAAAGAGAGGGATGGAGATGAGAAAGTCATTAATGTGTTTTTCTGTTCTATCTTCTCTCGCGCTCCTTGCTGGGTGTGGAGAAAAAACCGCGTCAGATACTGTGCTGGAATTCATAAATACCGAGAACACTGACTTGCTATCTCATTCAAAAATAGAACAATGCACACCTGATGGTATAAAAAATATAATATTTGTTGATAAAAATCGCCTGCCGGAAACAAATAATTACTATGAATTGAGTGGTTATTTATATGGCAAATCAAAGTATAGCGTTATTTCTGAAAAGAAAGATGGAAATGCATACGTTGTCAGCGTCAAGTGGGTGTATCCGAAAGTTATCGATGATGCTCAGTCATTTATCGAGGCAGACAATCCAATGATTGGCGACGATGATAAAAAAGAGCTGGATAACCTAAAATTACTATACGAAAACGGTGAGTTGGAAAACCTTGAATATGCCGAAGATATAACTGAATGGGTGGTATTGCCTGATGGGATAGATCCCAAGCTTTCAACAGGAAACATCGAAGCTTGCTCTAAGTAATTGTTACACATAATAACCCAAACCCTGCCAATCGGCGGGGTTTTTCATTTTAAGGAGCCGGTAAATGTCACAAGTAGGCGAAATCGTATATCAGGTGCAGATGGATGTTGCGCAGTTGCTGACATCTCAGCGTCAACTGGATCAGCGGCTACGGAATATGGAGGGCGGATTTAACCGCACAACGACCGCCGTCAATGGCACAGAGCGGTCAATGGCCTCACTGTCGCGGGTTGCTGCGTCACTGACTGCGTATTTATCTGCTTCTGCTGTTGCCAGCTACGCCGAAGCCTGGACGGTTCTCAACAACAAGCTATCGAACTCTGTCCGTGCCAGCGAATCGTTAGTTGAAGTGACTGAACGTGTATTCAATATCTCTCAGGACACCCGGTCAAGTCTTGACGCCACAGCGACATTGTACGCCCGACTTGAGCGCGGAACACGACAGTACAACACATCAGCGGAAGATCTGGCGAAACTGACAACCATTATTAACCAGGGCTTCATTGTTTCCGGCGCCACCGCTCAGGAAGCTGAAAATGCCATCATTCAGTTATCGCAGGGTATTGCTTCCGGCGTTCTGCGCGGTGAGGAATTTAACTCAGTTTCTGAACAGGGAAGTCGGTTGATGGTCGCTCTAGCTGATTCAATGGGGGTCAGCATCGGTCAGTTACGCGCAATGGCCGCAGAAGGAAAGCTGACCACTGACGTGGTAGTTAACGGACTTTTGTCGCAGGGCGCAGCCATTGGCGAGGAATTTTCGAAAACTACTCAGACCATGTCTCAGGCATTACAGGAGGCTGGTAATAACATCACTAAGTTTTTCGGTAACTCATCGACTGTTCAGTCGTTCATCGGCGGGTTTAATGACTCAGTGGTGATGGTAAGTGAAAACCTTGATTACCTGACAAATATTCTGGTTATTGCCGCCGGGGTTATTGGTTCAAGGTACGCCGGTGCACTGGCTCTGGCTGGTGCTGCGCAAGTTAAAAAAGCTCGCGACACAATGGCTAGTGCGTCCGCATCAAGACAGGCGGCAGTAGCTGAACGTGACGCGGCAGCTGTGCTTGTTAGAAAAACAGTGGCAGACAGAGACGCGGCAATGTCAGCGCTAAATCTTGCCAGGGCAGAATATCAGGTCGCCAGAGGGTCGGCGGCAGAGGCCACAGCGCTGGCTAACGTTACAAGGTTGAAAACGGCGTACAGCAATGCAGCCATCATTGCAGCGCAGGCTAACAATACACTGAGCGCATCTCAGGCTAGGGTGGCCGCTACTGGTTTGACGATGGCTAATGCACTGAAAGCCATGAACTGGTTGCTTGCACCGATAGGTGGACCGGCAGGTGCCGCCATGTTGGCAGGTGCTGCGGTTTATTACTTTTTCCAGAAAACGGAAGAGGCCAGACAGGAGGCATCAAAGTTTGCTGATGAGCTTGAGGGACTGACGGAAAAAATGCAGAGCATGAACCGCGTCCAGCTTGAGGGAATGATAGCGAAAGCCACCCAGCATATGTCTACTCAAAAAGATGAAATTAAAGAGCTTGGCAGCGAAATAGACAGCCTGAATGAGAGGTACAAAAAAGCAGGTGAAAGGAACTACAGCCTTGCCGGGGCGGAAAGTGACAGAGCCAAAATACTCAATGAAATAAAGATAAAGCAGGCTGAATTAGATACAAAAACAACTGAGTATTCGCGTACATTAAACTCAACAGGGCTGATGCAGGCGAAGCTCAACGGTGAATTACTGCAAGGCGCTGATCTCCTCAAGGCTCAATCCGGCTCTGTGTTGCCGAATGCCAGCGCGGCCCTTAAAGCGTACGGGTTAAACCTTGAAGACGCCACAAGGGCAAAGCAGAGATTTAACGCAACATCATTGACTGTTGAGCGCAGTCAGGATGGCGATAAGTTACTGGAAAATCTTCGCAAGCAAAATGAGCTCCTGGCAATAACAGATGATCGTCAGAGGGCTATCGCCACCGCAAAGCAGAAAGCTGAAGAAGCAGGAGTTAAGGCTGACTCGACTCAAATGCAGCAAATAGAGAATGAAGCAGCCAGAAGTTATGATCTTGCTGATGCCAAAAAGGAAACAGTTCGTACATCGAAAGCAGCAGCCAGCGCAGCAGCAAAAGAAGCCACAGAAGCCGAAAAGCTCAAACAGAAGATAACTGACCTGGCTAATGCGACGAAGGTTGCAGAGTTGGAAACTAAAGGGCTTTCCCGTGAGGCAGCAATCCTTGAGGCAGTGCAGAAGCTTGGGTCAAAGGCTAATGCAGCACAGATAGCCGAAATAACTGAACTTGCCGGTAAGGAGTACGACCTCACTCAGAAGATAAAAGACCGGAAAGATGCCTTTGAGCAGAATCCTAGGGTGAAAGCCGATCAGGATATGAAACTGGCTCAGGAGCAACTTGAGCGACAACTGAAAGGTAAGTTGGTTACCGAAGAGCAATATCAGCAACGTAGGGCGGCGATACACGCGGAGTATTCGCGCAAAATATCAGAAGAAACATCAAATGGTCAGGTGAATATTGTCGCTGAGAATCGGGCGAAAATTGACCCAATTCAGGCACTGGCTAACGAAAATGCTCAGAAGCTGGCTCTGATGGAGTCGTACTATCAGGCAGAGCAGGCGTTGCTGAAGCAGTCGCAGCAGGACGGGCAAATCAGCCATGACCAGTATATCGCAGCCAAACAAGCCACGGACGCACAGTATCTGGCGCTGAAAACTGCACAGGATAAACAGTATCAGGAGCAGCAGCTTGCCGCGCAGTGGGAGTTACTGAGTCAGCAAAGCCTGGGCTATGACATGCTCACATCGGCGGTTGATTCTCTCTCAGGGAATGCGTCCAACGCTATCACCGGCCTGATCACACAAACCATGAGCTGGAGTGACGCTGCGCGGTCGCTGGGTAATACCATGCTTAACAGCGTGGTCAACTCTATCGTTCAGGTCGGCGTGGAGATGGCTAAAAACTTCATCCTCGGCCAGACATTGGGCGTTGCCACTCAGGCGGCAAACGCATCAGCAGCTGTTGCCGGTGGTGCTGCGGCTTTGGCTGCGTGGACTCCGGCGGCTATTGCGGCATCTATAGCAACGATGGGAGCGGCATCCGCGAGTGGTCTCGGTGCGTATACTGCGGCACAGGCGACCGGCTCAGCAACCAGTATCGGGATGAAAGCACTGACGATTGCCGGAGCGCGTAAAGATGGTGGCCCTGTATCTGCTGGTGAAATGTACCGGGTTGGTGAGGGCGGAAAGCCGGAGATATTCAAAGCGTCAAACGGCAACCAGTACATGATCCCAGGTGATAACGGCAAGGTTATCAGTAACCGTGATATTGGCGGCGGACAGGTGCCGGTGACGGTGAATATCAATGACTATTCATCCGGCGGCAGCAGGATTGATGCTCAGGCCAGACAGGACAGTAACGGCATGACCATAGATGTGTTTATCGCTGACATGGACAACAAAGGTCCGATGCATAGCGCCATCACACGAAACACAACAGCATCTGCGAGGGTGAGATGATTATCGACTATCCTGACTGGCTTCCTCTGGCGCAGAAGTCAGATAAAAACATGACCATCGACACCGGTTACATGACAGATCATCCACAGGTCGGCGCACCGATATTCCAGAAACTGACCGATGACCTGAAAACGGTATGGAATGTCACCTGGATATTCACGCTGGCGCAGGAGCGGGCGTTTGCTCAGTGGCTGCGCCATCCCGATTATCTGGATAACTGTAACCGGTGGTTCCGGATGAAAATAGACATCGGCGGCAGCGGATTACAGGAGCAGGAATTACATTTCTTGCCATATCCTGTGCAGACCAGCGTTAACGGCGCGTCAGTCACATGGACCGGTCAGGTTATCTGTAAAAATCTTCATAACGATGATGATGAATTCGGTGATGTGATTATTGAGTTCCCGCCGCCGTTCGGCAGCTGGCTGGATGTTATTGTCACTGAAACACTGCCGCGGTGTAAGGAGGGATAATGCCGACATTGCGTGAGTTCCGCGCACAACGACCAAACCGCATCCTGTACGAAACACTCCAGTTGTCACACCCATCATTCGGCGATATTTACCTGATTACTCACCAGATTTTCCCGAAGACACTCGGCGGGATTGAATACCTGCCGTGTAACTTTGAGATGTCTGAGAGTCAGCAAAGTAAAACGCCGATCATCGACGCAAGCGTAAAATTCAGCCGTGTAGCGCATGAGTTTAAGCAGAAGCTGAAAGCATGGCGGTCGTATTCACGGATGGTGCCGGTCGAGGTGACTTACCGGCTGTTTGATGAAGCGGACAAAGGTACGGCAATCGTGCGCTGGAAGCTGTTTGCAAAGGATGTATCACTGGACGCGGAAGCGGTATCAATGACACTTTCGATGACCAATCCGCTGAACAAGAATGTCGGACGCATTTATGAGCCGCAGGAGTGGCCGGGGCTGGAGGCTGTATGACGACAGACGAATTTACAGACAGGATGATCGGGGTGCCGTGGGTTAACCGGGCATGTTCGTTTACTGCGTGTGACTGCTGGGGGCTGGTAACGCTCTATTACCGGCACGTTGTTGGTGCTGAAATTCATCACGACAGCGGTTATGAATCTGACAGTGATTTTATGACCTGTTATCAAAATGAGGTGAATTTCTGGAAGCCGGAAGAACATCCGGTAAGTGGCGGGATATTTGTGGCCTATGACGGTTCAGTGCCGGTTCATGTCGGCGTTGTGCTCGGCGGAATGGTTCTGCACAGCCGTGGTGATAACGGACACGTCCGTCTGGACAGATTGCTGACCATTCAGCGGATTTACAGCAAAGTGGAGTTTATGACTTATGCCGGTAATTGAAATTCAGCGCCTGCCGGGAACGCCAAAAGAGAGAGTCGAAGTAAAATCCGGCTCTCTTTTTTTTGACTGGCTGAAAGAACAGAGCATCAGCAGCGACGTTGTGATCATGGTCAATGGTGTGCAGCTGACTGAGGGTGACAGCCTTCATTTTGTTGTCACTGAATCTCATCACATTCAGGTATTTGACCAGCCGAAAGGCGGTGCAATTGGAGACCTGTTAAGCCCGATATTCAAACTGGTGTCGAAGGTCTTCTCTTTTTTGGCACCAAAAACGCCGTCATTCACATCAGCAGACGCTAACGTTAAAGACAGTCCGAACAACCGGCTCACCGGGCAAACCAATGTCGCCAGAACATACCAGGCACGACCGGAAATTCACGGACAGGTGAGGGCATATCCTGATCTGATTCAGCAATCACTGTTTGAGTACATCGACAACAAGAAGAAGGTCACAGAGTGGATGAATTTCGGTATCGGGAAATTTGATATCGAAAACGTGAAATACTCGGAATCAGAATTAACCGCACTGGATGGTGCCAGTTATCAGATATTTCAGCCCGGTGAAAATATCCCTGAGATATTTGAGGGGTTTGAATTTCACGATGTTGACGGGCAGGAAGTGCCGGGACCAAATGAAAGTGATGAAATACCGCAGTATCAGGCAACGGCGAATGAGGTTATTTCCGGTGAGATAAAGGGCGGCGAGGCGATGATTAAAATTGCCAGGCAAGATGAGTTCGATTATTTCTATGACATCATCAAACCACGCTCAGTATCCATGACCGTGAGTGTTTCGTATAGCACACCAACCGGTAACGTGACAAAAGACATCAAAGTTGATGCTTATCTATCTGAGGCGAAAAAAACAGATGACGGATCAATCGTGTTGCCGAAAAAGTATTACGAGTTCTTCTTCACCAGCCTTTCCGGTAATGACCTTGCCGCACTGCCGCCGAATGCTGTTGTTAATACCACGAAGTTCATTCTCTATGATAACCAGTATTTGACAGTCGGGCCGTTCTTCTCACCAATGGAAGGCGGGCAACTGTGGATCCATATAAACGCCCAGCTTGGCGAGAATGATTACGCGAATGCCAGAATGGAATTCTGGAAGGTAAACGACGACAACGAGGAAATTCCAGGCACCAGGGAATCATATAACCGTGGATTCCCGGCAGCACCAAAGACAAAAAACTATTACAAAACGGAGAAATTCACACCACAAGGTGGGTACGGTCGATATGCATTCCAGTTAACCAGACTGGAAAACAGTAATGACCACAGCATCCTGAAACTGGAGAAGGCCCACATCATCCGCCGCAGGCTCAATGAGAAGCATAATGACGATACTCTTGTCCGTGTGACCGTAAGGGCGACAGAGAACCCGACAAGCTCGCGTGAGCGCAAATATAACGCGCTGGTGACTCGGCATGTGATCAGTTATGACATGGTCAGCCGTAAAGTGGATTACACAGAACGGCCGTCACGCTCATTTGCTGATGCCGTGGCGCATACGTGGCTGGTTACCGGCAAGCAGCCGGAGAACACTATCGATCTGCACGGACTGTATGAGATTTACGCAGGGCTGTCTGACAAGCGCCTCGGGTACTTCGATTACACATTTGATGATGAGGATGTATCGCTCGGTCAGCGCATCGAGACAATCTGCAACGTGGCGCGGGTGACAGCATTCTTTGACAACGGCGTGCTGACATTCTCCCGGGAGGAAGAGCGAAAATATCCGGCAGCGGTGTTTAACCGGTCAAATATCACCGGCAATAACTTTCGTATCTCATACGATATGTCGCTGCCGGGCGGGAATGACGGCGTTGAGGTTGAATACGTTAACCCGCGAACCAACAAAAAAACCTATCTGAAGTACCGTATCGAAAACGGTGCAGTGGTGAAAGGAGCAGCAAAAAGTCCGAACAAAATCACCCTGCACGGATGCCGTAACGAGTATCAGGCTATTGACCGCGCATTGCTGGAAATGGATCGCCTGGTAAGCCAGCGGACAAGCATCAGCCTGCAAACACTGGCAGACGGTGACTATGTGTACCCAGGCGATATGGTATTGGTGGCAGACAGCTACGACAGTAACCAGCAGGGCGGGCACATCACCGGAAGAAACGGCAATGTGTTCAGCACCAGTGAGCGTATTGAATTTTCCGGTGACATGGTGGTGAGCATCACCGATCACCTCGGAAACTCATCCGGAGAATATCCGGCGCGGGCGCGGACTGATACGGATAAAGGCTTTATTGCCGATATCCCTGATATTCAGCTCAATATCTATGACGGACACAATGTTCAGTCACCGTCACGGTACATCATATCAACCATCACTGAAATGGACGCTATGCGCTGGGTAGTCTCTGACAAGAAGCCAGACGCAGACGGCACATTCTCTATCACCGCAAGCGAGTATTTTGCACCGAAAGCAGACTATAACGTCTGACATAACACTCAAACCAACAAGCCAGCCTCAGTGCTGGCTTTTTTATTGGAAGAAAAGGCACATGGCTACTATCCCTACTCAAAATGCAGTACCGAGTGAAGCACCGCGCGACCTGAAATTTAACTCAGGCAAAATTGACGAGTTCGTGACATCGCTGGAACACGAATATAAAGACCGGTTTGGCCGCTGCCATATGACTATCGAAGGCATGAAGTGGATGTTCGACCAGCTTGTTTTGCGATTCAAAGTCGATATGAATCAGGCAATAATTTCAGCTGGTTACATCACCGTTGATAGTTTCCAGCAGGGTGCGCAACTGCCAGACAATGAGATCACCCAGCGTAATCAGATTCTGCGTGATGAAACCACCGGTGAATATTATCGCTGGGATGGTGATTTGCCTAAGGTTGTTCCGGCTGGCTCAACTCCCGAATCAACAGGTGGTATCGGCAAAGGGGCGTGGATTGATATCGGCGGAGCTAACCTGAGAACTGATTTGAAAGCGGATAACGGGTTCACCTTTGTTGGTGGCCTGACTGAAAACTACCTTCGCGTCTTCGATAATGTCGCTGAAATGGTAGCGGAAACATCACTGCCACTTGGGGCAACGGTTAAAACACGCGGATATTACACGATCAATGATGGTGGGGAGGCTGAGTATACAGTAACCAACGCTGCAGCCAATGGCATCATTGATATTGCATTGAGCAATGGGTTAACGGCGTCTATGTTAACCTACGGGGATGTTGATATCAGAACTGTTGGCGCTGTACGTGATACTGACATTGGCAGCATTCTTGTATCAATGCAGGATATTTCCAGAATCAAGACAGTAGTTATTCCTGGCTATTCATTTGACTGTAACAAAAAAATAAATGTCAAAAAGAATTTTCTGTTTAAATCTGGCGCTCAGATAATCAACAGAACATTACGTGATGATATGTTTGTATTTGAAACGGATAACCTATTTTTTAAATCTGAAAAAATAGGCGGTGGTCGCATTGCAGTAGATACTCCGTTGAAAGCATGGAATCATAACGTCGCCCTTGTATTGGGTAAAAACAATCTTCGTAATTTGAATATTGATGGTGTCAGACTAATTCCAAATTATTCAGACAGAAGTGGAACAGCTCTAAAAATTCGCTGCAATAACGTCATGGATGGAACCAATGACCCTGCCAGAAAGCAAAACTCAATCTGTTGGTGTCATTTTGATAACCTTAATCTTGAAGAGGGGGAGTATACTCTCGTCATTGAAGTTTATGAGCCAACAGATGCATTTGAATATAAAGTTGTCACAAACTGGATTACGGCATGTACATTTAAGAATTTGGTCATAAAAGGGAACTATGGGCCTGTTTTAAAGTGCATACCAAAAACATCAGGGAAGTACGCGTACTATACTCAGATAGCAAATTTGGAAATAGATTATATTCAGCAATGGACTGATACAAGTATATGGGCTCTTATGATAGATGGGGCAGGCGCTAATAATATCACTTCATACATTTGGGACTATTCATATTATGGAAATCAAGGTCAGTACCTTGTCGACGTTAAGGGGGCTGATGGGCGAGATAACAGAATTGAGACAAATTTAAAACCGTCAGAAATAAATTTTAATGGTTTCAGCAATATCTACATCCCCAAAAATACATCTCAAGAAGTTAACGCGGTAGGATTAAGGAGGTTATGTCATATCTTTAAAAAAGACGGGTCATTTATAATTAATAGATCATATTACTTGCCTATGGGTATTAAGTCGGTAATGGTTAGCGAAAGTGACTCGTTTGCATTAGTTGTTGAATATGAAAAGGGTATTGGTTCTTGGGCTCCATATATATTTACGCAGTCTTATAACCAGTCAAATGGGTTTAAATATACGCTAATACCGTTTTATAATCAGTCTCCATCATCATCAGGAAAAGCATTTTTCTATATAATAAACAACTCATCACAGGAGCTTGTCAGGCCATCTGATATGCCTAATGGGTGTGAGTTTGGGATAGAGATAATATGTACGCAGTAAGTTAAATCAAAACCCGCCAATAGAAAGCGGCGGGTTTTATTTATTTACAATTTACTTCCTTTAATGAAAAATAATTTTTATCATCAATCCTGATTGTTGTGTATACGCCATTATACGGTGATAATATTTCACCACATGAAACAATGCTGTCGATTGACTTATCACTGGCTGAAAAATTAAATAAAGGAAAGTCTGATTTACTGAGATATGATGTTAGACCACCAATACGGCTTCCGACAATATTCCTCAAAAATGGTTTTTCATTTAAGATCTGCTCTGTTATGTATGGAGGTAATAGGTAACCATCAATGTATGCTACTCCTGACATATCTAATCTTTTATAGTCATAGTACATCGAGCGGATGGTGTCTTCTTCATATTTAACATATGCATTACTTGCATTTATATAATTTGTTGCCATAGAGAAAAAGAATAATAATGGTGGGATGATAGATATAATACTATAAACATTGCACAGCCTTCTATCCCAACCGCTCACCGCTGCAATACTTATCATCATTATGATGGCATTTATTCCAATCATTACCCTTGGTTCATAGACTGGTTTCTTCAATAAAAAGAATATGCCAAATGAAAACATAAATGCTAATAAGAAAAATGAAAATAAAATAAATCCTTTTAAATTATTTTTGTTGTTGATTAAATAGTATGTTGATTTAATTAATAGTGCTGCTAGCACCATAGAGAATATAACAAAAAACTTGTAATTTATAATAACATGCAAATTATCAAATAGATTTGAAAAATTAAGTATCACCGAATTTATGACACTTTCTGATTTTGTATCTATTGATTCTGCTCTGTATTTTGCATATTCACCGCCAACATACATTGGTGATATTATGAAGTAATATACAAATAAAGATGCCGCGCCAGATAATGCTCTGCATATGTTTATTTTAACATCACCATTAAATACAAACGAAAGTAGCAGCAGAGAGTAAAAAACCGGAAGTGATGCTTGGTATGTTGATAGTAAACATATCACCGATATGAATGATATCAGCATGTGTGCATATATATTCTGTATCTTGATAAATAAAAATGGTATGGCGGCAAATAGAATTGATATTGCCATTGTTACAACGTCGAACCTATATATAATATTTTGTAAATAAAATGGACTTAAGAATAGGAATGTAGTAGATATCACTACTGATAATCTATTGTTTTTAATGACAAAAGAGCAAATGATGCCGCATGTTATTGCTGATATTACGATAGAAAGTATTTGCGACATCGGCGCTAAATCTGTAAGTCTGCCTCCAAAATTTAAAAATTTAATTATGATGTTTGTCAGCGGGCGACCGTCCTCATCCCATCCAAAATATTGAGATACAACTCTTCCGTTATCATCTCTGTAGTATGTTCCAAATATAAAAATTGGTATCATATACATACATAAGATAATAGCTGATGTTTTACAGTTTTTTGCGAATTGCATCATCTTACTTCCTTTTCAACAAATATTTAGGACGCTTTTTGCTTTCAGTGTAAATACGTCCAATATACTCACCAAGCACACCTATCCCGATTAACTGGATGCCACCAAGGAACAAAATAGACACAAGCAGTGACGGATATCCAGGCACAGGGTTGCCCCATATGAGTTTATCGATGATCATCCATCCTCCGTACACAAATGACAGCGCGGCAACAAACAGGCCGATGTATGTCCACATACGGAGCGGGAAAGTGGAGAAGCTGGTGATGCCTTCAAGTGCGAGATTCCACAGCTTCCAGCCATTAAATTTCGATTCACCTGCTGATCGTTCGGCGCGGGTGTATTCCACAATATCAACGTTACCGCCGACCCATGACAGAACACCTTTCATGAACAGGTTACGCTCTGGCAGCAGCTTGATGTTTTCTACCGTTTCGCGTGACATCAGCCGGAAATCACCAACATTTTCTTCGATTTTCGGTGTGCTGATTTTATTGTGCAGCTTATAGAACCACTCGGCGGTTTTACGTTTTAACCACCCATCGGTTGATCGGTCTGTGCGTTTTGCCAGAACAACGTCAGCGCCTTCCTGCCATTTCTCAATGAGAACAGGGATAACATCGATAGGGTCTTGCAGGTCAACATCAATAGGAATAACTGCATCGCCAGTAGCGTGGTCAAGGCCAGCAAACAGAGCGGGTTCTTTGCCAAAGTTACGCGTGAAGCTCAGTGGCTTAACCAGGCTGTCTGCAATAGCCAGTGCATTGATGATACTTTCTGTTGAGTCCTTGCTGCCGTCATTGATGAAGATGATTTCGACTTCATGCTTTTTTAGTTCTTCATTTTCACGGACAGTTTTGTAGAAGATAGGTATTGCTTCTTCTTCATTAAATACCGGGACGACTAATGATATTTTCATTATTCCATGCCTTTAAAAACAAATAATTTTGAGTAAAGAAATCCGAGCACCAGGCTGATAGCTGAAAACGCCACCAAGGTGATAATAGGTGCGGCATTGACTTTATCCGCGATGAAGCCGGTCAGGTAACTAAGCACACCCATGAACCCTACAAAGGCTACATAGCGGCCACCGGTAGCCTTTTTCTTGAAAGTGAACTTTGCGTTGGCAAAAAACGAGAAGGTGACAGCGACAATGAACGCAATCAGGTTAGCTGTCGCCTGTGTTGTGCTGGCTAAGTAGACCAGTACGGCAAAGACAGCCCAATGGAGCAGGGTGTTGATAACACCAACAGAGAAGTATTTATAAAACAACTGAATCATTTTGTCTCATGCATAACGAAAATTTATGCGTGAGTTTACCATTCCTGTCAAGATAGGTCAGCATGAACGTGACATGATCACTCCTTCTCATACTCGAACCCGCGCGGAAACCTTTTCCCGATCTCCCTGTAGTGCTCCAGCCTCTCTCTGAAGTACGGGCGTAAATGCTCGGGCTGCTGGTTTTCTGTTTCGTACAGATCATACGGCAGTCCGAGTCTTTCTTTGTACGCGATACCGGATGCGGCTAAATCGGCATTAATTTTGTCTTTTTCGTCTTGGGGTAGGTTGGCGATGTTGTGCATGTTGGTTTCGGAGTGGTGGGTGATGATGGGAGTATAGCAGGGGGATTGTATGATGGGGCGGAAATGGGGCGGATAAACTAAAATGACTTGAAATGACATAGAACGACTTTGAACAACTTCATTATGGAAATGGTGCGTGAACACTGGTTACTTCCATATTTAATTGATTACAAAGGATTAATTCTACGCTCTTCTAAGCCGTAGGTCACAGGTTCGAATCCTGTAGGGCGTACCATATAAATCAATAAGTTATATAACGGGGAAAGAAAACCCGCCAGAAAGCGGGTTAAGTAACGGGTCTAGTTAGTATTTTATTTTTCACTCCTGACCCAATCCTCATAAACAGTTTCAGACCATCCCAAAAAAGTCCCGCCTTTCGTTCTTTCCGGCTTCGGAAACTCGTTTCGTTTCGCGTACATCCGCCACAGTGTCGGTTTACTTTTTCCCGTCAGAGAAATCATTTCCTTCATTTTTATGTATCTTGTCGGTTCAGTATTCATAATCTTCTCTCCACACATCGCCGTATACGATTAGAGGTTTTTTAATAAATGCTGGTGGATTGCGACCACGTAATTCACCTGGTGCAATGCATCATCCAGTGCATTGTGTGCTTCACCAACAAACGGGAAATCTTTTTTCGGGTCGATGCCGGCATTGCGGCCAAGTTCGACAATGGTGCGCACATCCCGGTCATTCCAGTGCTTCCAGAACGGAGTTATCCCGCAGTTTTCATAAGCTGATCGCAAAATAACGTTATCGAAACTACTTCCGTTACCCCATACCTGAACCTGTTCTCCACAGAACTCAGAAACGAATGAACTGAGGCCGAGCAGTGCGTCAGGCAGTTCAATGGCCTTTTCGCTATTAATGATTTCACCACGGGCATTATCGCTTTTACCCAGCCACCACAGCACGGTATCAGCGTCGATACTTCCGCCCAATCCGGCACTACTACGCAGATCGACCACCTCATAAAAAAGCGCATCATCGGTTACACCGGAAACCATATCGAACGGTACAGCCGCAATAGCTGCTATAGCGCCATCCGGCTTTTTAGCCATAACTTCAAGATCAATCATCAGATGTTTGAATTTATTCACTATTACTATCCTTTTTTTAACTTAAGTCCGAATGGTTTTATCGATTCAATTATTTCTCTGAGTATCTGACTCCCAATTCCTGGTATTCTTAAGAGGTTTACTTCTGTTTCTTTCAGTAACAGCCCTGTTGTTACTATCCCTGCCTGTTTAAGGCAATTTGCAGCCCGCACACTGAGGCCAAGCTCTAGTATCTCTGGAAATGAATCACCTCTTGTTAGGATTTCAAACCGGGCCATAAACTGGTGATATGCCTGCGGCGGTGTCAGTGGCCGGATAATGATGTCATCATGTGGTGGGGCTGAATCCAGCATCGGCCAGTGGCCGCCGGGGTCTATTTCAAAGTCCCGTTTTTCGGTCGCCAGCATGACCAGATCGGCATAGTGAACATCAACTGTCATTACCGGCGGCAGGCCGAAATTTTCACGGATAACCGCTTCAATGCGTTTTTCCACGGCCTTGTAGTCCGGCAGCATGGCTTTCAGCGGTGAGGGGATATCTTTGATATACGCCTCAGCGGCATCGTGCAGCAGCGCTTCCAGTGCGTATTCCGGCGGCACAATCTGGCTGACATATACAGAGTGCTGAGCCACGGAATAGAAACTTTCCAGTTGCCCGGCAAAGCGGCATTCATTCGACAGACCGCGCGCGATATCTTCGATACAAATCTGATCCGGAGTGATATTGACGAAATCAATATGTTTTCCGGTACTGGTTGATATATATAACATTTATCTCTCCACACAATTTAGGTAATAAAAAGCCATTATTTTTTAGTGTATATTTCTTTTTGTCAGAGTATCTTGTGCGGCTTTTGTTATTGCATTCGTTATTGCTTCTTTGCCGGAAATATATTCACTAACTCTTTCTAAGAAATATTTTGTAAGAGGTTGTTCTTCATTAATATGAAGTTCATTCTGTACATCAACGTTAATAGTGGGTGGGGTACCTAATGCCACAGTAATAATCATTTTAACGCTTTGTTTTTTTTGTTCAGGCATGGAGGCCTCTATGTAATAAAGATTCTATATTTTATTAAACTAACTTATTCTCTGGTGTTGGCAGTAGAAATGCCGCCGGTTAAAGCGGCATAAAATAATTAAGCTTTGAATTTACCGATATAGGTTTGAATTTCGGTTTCTTCGAATTTATCAGCCAGCAGATCACGGAATTCCTGGGCGATTTGTTCTTCCAGTTTTTCCAGCTGAACAATACGCAGTACCAGCACAGGTACATCACCACCGGTCAGAACGCTGTAACGCAGTTTGATAGCACGTTCAGACAGTTCATCGTATGGTGTGCAGGTAAACTGAAATACAGCAGGCATGATGTCACGGCTTTTTGCTTCCACGCTTTCCATTACGGAGCGGCTGGCACCAAAATCACGGTCCTCATGATCTGCGGAGCGGCTTGCTTCAATGGTGATTTTGCGCACAGCATTGATTGCCTGCTTAATATCAATAACATTACCTTCTGCATCAAATGCCATCAGGTTATCGCGCCAGTCTTCCAGCCATTCCGCCAGTTCTTTCTGACCCTGACGGCGGCCGTTAACATTCAGCAGTGATGCAAAAGGCGATGTCTTTTTCAGTGATACAGTGGCTGTATTATCTGCATGCCCAGGCTCACCGATGGAACCGATATTAAAGATGGTTTTAGCGGCCATTTCATCAGCATCAATAAAGCAGCTGACACCTTCCTCAACACCGTGTTGCAGGGAATACTTCACAAAGTCAGTGATACTGGTTGTATCCATCGCACCACGGAAGCGATAGCGACCTTCCTGTAAGTGCTCCAGGCTTTTAACATTGAAATCACCCGGTAAAACCACAGCAGGGCAGAGGGATTTATTTACAGCGTCCAGACTTAATGAAGCAACGGCCATATTCTGAATCTGAGAAATAGCGGTTCCGTCTAAATTAGACATAAAAAGACTCCTGTTTAATTAAAAACATAAAAAGTAAATGGAATGATTTATTTAAAAAGTGGAAATTAATTAATGGCTTTTAATTTCCCGTCGATACTGCCGTCAATACCAAATAACTGCCCCTGGTCTTCCGGTAGAATAGTGAGTTTCCCGCCTTTACCGACCCACATCGGTGTTTCGGTTGTATCCTCTTCCGATTTTTTACCGCGCTTAGTCGGTGTAACCATTTTCAGTTTGTGAGATATTTTCACGCGGTCTTCATCTGACTGAGTGAATTTAAAAATCACGTGTACTTCACCAGTACCGCCGTTCTTATTGGTACCAAAAGCGACTTCATTCAGTGCAGCAGAAAGTTTGTTTTCAAACACACCGGCGTCTAACTCGGAGAGAAAGTCCGGTACACTGGTCATGCGGTTATTCTCGCTCATTGCGTTTTTCCTTTCGTTGTCTCTTCACACAAAGATAAGTCCACCAGCGGTCAGGCAAGGTATCTATCCGGCAGGACGATTTACGCCGGTGGACTTATGTTTGTAAAAAACGGCGGCCGGCTGGTGGACTGCACCGCGTTATGCACGGCCGCTAATGGTATTGCATGGTTATTGTTGTGGGGTCGTTTACTCTTCACACAGTTATTCAGATACGCAGCCGTTACTGCGGTTGTACTGTTAAAGTACAGCGCTCTTCCCACTTGATGATATCTTCATCGAGTCGACTGATAGTGCGTTCGTGGTCGCGGATCTCTCTGTCACGTTCTGCACGCAGAGATTCCAGCTTTTGAAGTGCCTGGGCTTTTTCGGTGATCCACGCGGCAACATCGTCTACTGACATGTTGTTTGTGGTGATGATTGGTTCGGTTTGCATTAGATTCTCTCCTAATCTTCATTAGGTTTTAGTCTAAGATATCTTCGCTTGTGGGTCAACGCAAATCTTATTAAAATTAGATTTGCGTGATTAAGACAAATTAGAGTTCGTATTGTACACCACGGACAACCCCAATGATTAGGCAGTTTCCGTTAATGGAAATGTTTGGGTAGCGGGGGTTTAGGGGGGATAGAAATTTACTCGGGCCATCTATTACTAGTTTTTTTATCGTCACTTCGCTTGTTCCATCAAGGCGGGCTACGACAATTTTCCCGTTAACGACTTCCGCCTCTGGGTCTACAATTACTTTTGCTCCCTCCGGTATGGATGGTGAACCGGAAGGGTTTGTCATAGAATCACCTTTTACAATAAGGGCAAAACTTGATGGTGATGTTTTTATTGATGTCTCAAGGTATTCAAGTGCGTCATTATATATATCTTCAGGAATACTTTCAGTAAATAATCCAGCCTGCACGTATGATATTACAGGGATTTTTCGCATTGTTGTTATGACATTTTCAGCATGCTTTGACGGTATTCCGTACAAAATATACGGTTCTGTTGTGTTAAAAAATTGCGCTAACTTAATTAGTGCATCACCGCTTGGTTGATTTAAATCCCTCTCCCAAAAGCCGACCGCTACGCCTGATACACCACAGAACTTGCCGAGCTCAACCTGTGTTGTTTTCGTTGTATTCCTTAGTCTCTTTATTCTACTTCCTACAGTCTCCATCCTAACCTCACTTAGACAATACATAACCTATCTTATTTTTTATTGATAAAAGATAACTAATACCATAACATCTAACTTTACTAATACCTAAGGGGATGCCAATGACTACAAGCGAGATCGAAAAGCATTTTGGTAGTGCTGGAAAAGTGGCTGATTTTTTTGGGATAACCCCGGAAGCGTTTTACCAATGGAAGAAACGTCCGGGTGGGTTAATTCCAAAAAGCAGAGCCTTCGAGGCAGCCTGCCGAACTGACGGAAAACTCAAGTACAACCCTGAACTTTATCAGCATAGCAGCACAGAAAAGCACGGTTAACTACAACCCAACCTGAAAGCGAGTAGGCAATGAAGAACAAATTACCGAAAGAAATTCCAATTGTGGATCTTAAGCAACGGGTTTCTGACTTTGTGGAAAGTTACCCAGGCGGTCATGAAGCCCTGGCGGCCATTCTGAATATCAGATTACCCGCGTTCCGTAATCGCTTTAACGAAAAAAACGGTACCGGTTATTTCACGCTGGGTCAGCTGGAAACACTGGAGGATCTGTCAGAAGAGAAATTTTTAGCTGATTACTTCAATGAGCGTATAGGCCGTGTTTCATACCAAAAGCCGGATGCCGGGGCACTGGACAGTGTTGAGCTGCATGACCTGCGTATGAGGGTAGACCAAAGAAAGGCCGCTCTGAGCATGTGTATCGGGGAATCAATTTCGAATGACGGGTATATCGATGAAAAAGAAGCTATTGAGATTATCAGGAAACATAACCGGTGCATTGCCGCAGAAACTGAATACAGGCATTCGCTTATCGAAATTTACCGGAAGATTTACCGGAAGAAAGGGTGAAGCCGAAGGTATACGGCCTCCGGCTTCGGTCGCGCTATATCAATTTGTGTGAAGAGATAAACGCATGAGCAGATTAACTCATTTGGCAGGCTTTGCGCAACTCCGCGTTGCTCCTGTGAAGGGTGGTAAAGACCCTGCCGCATTTGTTTATACGGTAAGAGTACCGGAAGGTTTCTCAGAAACAAACTACCAGTTTGTGAAGTGGGCGGTAGGTGATTTTAACCGCATGGGTAAGACAGCAGGAGCCGCGGTATGAAAGAAACAGCTGACAATCTTGATCGGTATTACACCGACAGCCGCGGGCGGAAAGTTCACGTTATCCGGTACGACCGGGAGAACAGCCGGGTGATTTTCATGCGTGACGGCTATGAACATCCGTGCTTTGAACCTCTGAAAACCTTTCAGGAGCGGTATACACGCGTGGGTGAGGTGAAACCATGAGTATGATTTTAACTGCGCGGGCTTTGCAGATAAAAACCGGCAACGCGCTGCGCAAACTGGTACTGGTAAAGCTGGCGGATAACGCCAACGACCAGGGCGAATCGTGGCCGTCTGTGCCGTACATTGCTGAGCAGTGCGAAATGTCAGAGCGGTCAGTGCAAAACCACATTAACGCCTTGGTGGAAATGGGGTTGGTTCGTGTTGAGTCCCGGAAATCGGCCAACGGTCTGAACCAGTCAAATATCTATCATCTGCGTTTAAATGCTGTCGTTGTGAGTGGTGAATCTGCTGCACCATATGGTGCAAATCCTGCGGGGGTGAGTGGTGCAAATGGTTCCGGGACTGGTGCAGCAGATTCACCAGGTGGTGCAACTGGTTCCGATAGTGGTGCAGGAGCTGCACCCAGAATCAGTAATGATCCAGTCATAGATCCAGAAAATAAAAATATTAATCCTGTTCGCGGAAAAACCAAAAGCAAAACCGTGATGCCGGAAAACTTTGTTCCGACACCAGAACACACCGATCAGGCCAAAGCCGCCGGTCTGGATATTCAGGACGAGTTTCAGAAATTCAGCGACTACCACGCCAGCAAGGGTACCCAATACGCTGACTGGAATGCCGGTTTCAGATACTGGCTGAATACGGCCGCCGGATTTAAACGCGCTGCGGACTCAAAGAACATCGACACCACCGAGTGCGATGAAGTCTTCAGAAAAATGTTCTCATCCTCCGACTGGAAGCCAGAAAACCGCGTACAGGAGCTGGTCGCAAAACACAAATCCTACATTGGGCGTATGAATGAAATTGCCGGACGAGCAGCATTTCGCGGGTACTGGAAACAGGCCACAGAGCAGGCCGCCAAAGAACGGGAGACAGCATGAACATGCGCTCAGAAAGCAAAGAAATTTATGGCGTGAGTGTGTTCCCGGCTCTGGCCGTCCAGCATCAGATCCGTCGGTGGTGGGTACTGCGCGATATTCGTAAGGATTGGCATTTGCGCAACCTGGCAATCAAATGCTTACGTGGCCGACCTGATATCGCTGACTTTTTTAATATCAGAGATGAGTACACCCTGATTCGCCACAAGGTGAAGCACTACCTGCGTGAGGGGGTTATCTGATGGCCGGATATGCAAGCAAAACAGCCCCTGAGCACAAAGACAGTTGGCAAACTCCGGAGTGGCTTTTCACTGCGCTGGATCTGGAGTTCGGATTCTATCTGGATGCCGCAGCGAGTGACATCAATGCACTTTGTTCTCGGTACCTGACTGAACAGGATGACGCTCTCAAATCGGAGTGGGTCAGTTATGGTGCTATTTGGTGTAACCCGCCATACAGCAATATCCGTCCGTGGGTGGAAAAGGCAGCCGAACAATCCCGCATGCAGAATCAGCCTGTCGTAATGCTGGTACCGGAAGACATGTCTGTTGGCTGGTTTCTGGAGGCACTGAAAACAGTTGATGAAATCCGGGTAATTACCGGCGGCCGTATCAACTTCGTTAATCCCGTCACGGGCGAGGAGAAAAATGGTAACAGCAAGGGCTCCATGCTTCTTATCTGGCGTCCGTTTATCACCCCGCGCCGGTTGTCTTCTTTCGCGCTGAAACAAGAGTTGGAAGCGATCGGGAATCAGTATCTGGCGGAGGTATCCGCATGATTCTCTATCTCAAAATTGCAACTGATATCCCAGCGGGTACTGCAATCACGACCCGCTACATCATGGACAAATACAAAGTGTCACGCAGTACAAGCCGGAATGCATTAGCTGTACTGGCTCATATAGGTGCTGCTGAGGAAGTAAGCCGTATCCACACAGAAGGTACCGCTTACTCACTGTCACCTGACGCGGCAGATAAGGCACAGAAATACAGAAAGCTGGTGATCATCATGCGGGAAAACCCGAATGAGGTCCGGCGCAACAACGGCCCGATCCTGTCCAGTCCGGCAGATATGGCAGAACGCGGGTTTGTATCTGCGCATAACCGGTTGTTTATGGCGCTGGCGGCAAAGCGCCGGGAGATGAAACAGAGCTGCGCAGTATACGGCTGCGCTTGATGAGTGGAGAGATAACGATGAGCAATCTGATTATTGTCGATGGTATTAATGTGCGCCGGGATATGGCCGGTCGCTATTGCCTGAATGATTTGCACCGGGCCGCTGGTGGAGAGGAAAGGCATAAACCACCTTACTGGCTGAGAAATGCACAGACAGAGCAACTTATTGCCGAGTTGCAAATCTGCGACTCGGGTACACAGCCGGTAAATGTGCTGCGTGGTGGCACCGAACAGGGCACCTACGTGTGCAAAGAATTGGTTTATGCCTATGCGATGTGGATCAGTCCTTCATTCAATCTGAAAGTGATCCGCACGTTCGATGTGGTGGCCGGAACACAGCAGGCGATACAGCTGGCTGATAAAGTTCAGGCCGGAGCTATCCTGCTGGAGTCTATGGCGAAAACATTGAACCTGTCGAATTCCTCAAGGCTGGCTGGGTATCAGAAGCTGCAAAAGATGGCTGATCTTCCTGATCTGGCTCCGTCCTATGCGATTGATGCACCGGCTGGCGCGGTGGATGGTTCCAGCAGACCGACAACGTCCCTGACTACGTTGCTGAAAAATCACAATGCCGCATTGTCTGCGACCAGAGCATACAAACGTCTTGCTGAGCTGGGGATTGTGGAGCAGAAAGCTCGGCCTGGATCCAGAGGTACACAGCGCCTGTTCTGGTCGATAACGACGCGTGGACTGGCATACGGTAAAAACATGACATCCCCGGCAAATCCGCGGGAAACGCAGCCGCATTTCTTTGAGAGCAAATCAGCGGAACTTCTGGCACTGATGATGACTCCGGCGGTGGCCTGATGAATTACCTGTTAACCGGCTTTGTCCAGAAGGACGCCAGGATCCTGATATTTAATCCGGGTGCGGAGATCGGCAATTTCCTGAATGGCGCCCGTTATGTTGTGAGTGCAGCTCCCCGTTCAATGGATGGCATTCCGTCCGGTCGCGTTCCGGCAGATGCGCAGCCGCTGCTGACAGATGAGCGGGTGCTTTGTTTCCTGGATAATCCCGCCGTGATAAAAGCGGCCGGCGGACTATCCGGATCCCGTCACTACGTTAAATCAGTTAGCTACTGCCAGATTAACGATCCGGAAAACCCCTGGCACCACCACGAACTGACCATGACCCGCCACAAAGATGGTTTTATCCGGACATGCTGGCACCATGACAACATCTTGCGGGCGGGTGATGTCCACCAGCAGCAGGCGGACGAAATTCTGTTACACAACCAACGGGCGTTTGTGGCACGCAGCATCTTTACCGATCTGCGGCTGCCGGCCGGTCATCTTCTTAATCCTTCCGATTTGTTCACCTGGTCGGTGATGCGCCGCGTCAGTGATCATCTTCCGGCCTTTATCAGCTCATACATCCTGATGCAGAAACCGGAGGAAGAGATAACCGGCACCATGACAGAGCATTCCATTGTCCATCAACCGCGCTCACACAGCCGGATTGTTCAGGACATCGTGGAGCAGATAAAACCGGTCGTTGTTCCTGAGATAGAGCCGGAGCCGCCAGCAAGTTTTATGCGGATCCCGAAGTTAAAGCGCTGGGAGTGTCTGAAATACCTGCAGTGGGTAAAAAGCCAGCCGTGTTGTGTGTGCGGCCAGCAGGCGGACGACCCGCATCACATCATCGGTCACGGCACCGGCGGTACCGGCACAAAGACACACGACATTTTTACCATCCCATTGTGCCGTATTCACCACGACGAATTACACCGCGACCCGGCAGCATGGGAAGCAAAGCACGGCAGTCAGATGGAGTTGTTATTTAAGTTTATGAACCGGTCATACGGGATCGGCGTTTTTGGTTAATGCGCTGTACGGAGCGCGGAGAGATAAACAATGAGCGATATTCAGCAGAGTTCGGAATGTTTGGTGATGAGCAGAAATATAAAAGACTGGCTGGAAGCCTGGGGAAACTGGAGTTCGTCACGTACCGGAACGGAGTATAAGGGGGTCTCTTACATGTCAGCATCCTCTTCCGGAAATCGGCCGTGGCTTGATGATATTGAAGGCATGGTTATCGACCAGGCTGTTGGCAGTCTGAAGAAATATGATATCGACGGGTACAACATTATCTGCCTGCACTACCAGAATCATATTTCATGTCGTGCGATTGCGAAGCAGTGGAAAAAGCGCCCGGATTACATCACGTCATATTTGTCACGGGCGGAAGCCTATATTACGGGTGTAATCCATGCGACATTGAAAGCCGCCTGATTGTATGGATATTTTACTGATCAAATAATCAGTAAATAACTTGACTGTCCGGATGTCCGTACGGTAAAGTGTGATAAATTAGCGCTGCGCGTGTAACTTCGGCGCTGCCAAAATAAAGAATTAATAGCCTCACTTCGATGGGGCTTTTTATTGCCTGAAATAAACATAAGACTTGCTGTTACGTTTGGTCAGAGTTACATGTGTATTTATGCACAATAACTGACCAAAGGTATAAAATACCATGTTAAAACAGAAAGATATGACAACAGCAGCGGCTTGTTTTTTTGAGGTGTTACCGGACGGGGTTTTCTCTGTCAGCGATGCGGCTGCCTTGTCAGGGCTTTCCCTGCCGCGTTGCCAGCTTCTTCTTACTCAGTTCAGCCTTGCCGGTCTTTTGAAAGACTGTGGCAACGGTGAACGGTTCAGACGACTTTAAACTGTGAAATGGGCGGCTGGTGGGTGTTGGTAGCACCTTCCCAGCCATTCACCCGTTTGTGTGATCACGGATAAACCAAGGCCCACTGCTTGTGTGCACAAAGCAAAGGGAGCTTAACAAACAAGGTTACCCGGATCTATGAAAAGTACTGTTAATTTAAACAGTATTAATTTAGTCAACGACGACTCACTCAGCTATATCAAAACCCTCCCGGACAATTGCATTGATTTAATCGCCACGGACCCGCCGTATTTTCAGGTAAAAACATGTGCCTGGGATAACCAGTGGCCGGACGTTTCTGCTTATCTTTCCTGGCTGGACGAAATGTTGGCAGAGTTCTGGCGGGTACTGAAACCAAACGGCAGCTTGTACCTGTTTTGTGGTTCACGTCTGGCCTCAGATACAGAAATGCTGTTACGGGAGAGGTTCAGCGTTCTCAGCCATATCATATGGGCGAAGCCTTCCGGCCCGTGGCGGCGGCAAAACAAAGAAAGCCTGCGTTGTTTTTTCCCGTCTACTGAGCGGATCCTGTTTGCAGAGCATTATCAGGGACCGGTAAAAGGAAAAGGCAGTGAGTACCACCAGCGGCGGGATGAACTGAAGAAAAATGTGTTTACCCCGCTGATTGAGTATTTCCGGCAGGCGCGTGATGCATTGGGTATCACGGCAAAAGAAATTGACCAGGCAACCGGCAAACAGATGTCTTCACACTGGTTCGGGTACAGTCAGTGGCAGTTACCGAATGAAGCGGATTTCCGGAAATTACAGGCACTTTTTCAGCGGACAGCTGCAGAGTGTCAGCGAAATAACCCGTTATACCGTGAACATAATGATCTGGTCAGTGAACAACACACACTCAGGCGTGAATATCACGAACTGGCAGATCAGTATCAGTTGTTACGTCGTTACTTCACGGTATCCGTTGATGTGCCTTATACCGATGTGTGGACATTCCCGCCGGTTCAGTATTACCCCGGAAAGCACCCCTGTGAAAAACCAGCCGCAATGATGGAGCACATCATAAAAGCCAGCAGCCGTGAAGGTGACCTGGTAGCCGATTTCTTTATGGGATCCGGGGCGACACTGAAAGCCGCACTGAAGCACAATCGCCGCATTCTGGGTGTGGAGATGGAGGCGGAACGGTTTGAGCAGACTAAGGCAGAAATAACTCAACTCTCCGGAAATTCCGGATAGTTCACATGTTCGGTTATTCCGAACAACTGGATAATTGCTGTGAGGCTCTGGTAGCACAGGGCAGTCCGGCTGAACTAAATCAGCCATTATTTTTCGGGCAAAAAAAGCCGGTCAATATAGACCGGCAAAAGGTTTCTTAGGTTTGTTTATTTATTGTAAAAGAAAACGCTCAATTACAACTATAGCGGGTAACTTGAGGTAGGCAAGGTTAAATAATATTTTTTTAATTCTGGTGGCTGCTCTGTGCGGCCTTTTTCATATACGCCGCCACAGTATCAATCACCTCGTTATCACTTAACACAAGAGCTGTGTGCGGCTTTTTACCATTAGCAACAATAAGAGCATTGGAATACGACAGGCTCATTACCTAATCCGTATTCAGCCACAGTGCTCTTTTTATTGCTTTCCCGCCGCTGGTGGGATTCCGAATAGTGCCGCAGCCACCTCACTTTAACCGTCTGTAACAATATAAACCGGTTGCGGCATTACCCTATCACTCAACATACGGAACACTCCGCAGGGGGTGGATATGCGCATGCCTGACAAATATTCCAGCCCTACAGCATACGCCTGGGGACTTATAACCTCTGCTTTTGGCGTTTTATCTCTGGACCAGTGGGCTATTGTTGCCGGGATCATCTGTACTGTCGGGACGTTCCTGGTGAACTGGTATTACAAACGGAAGGAATTCCAGCTGAAAGCCGGAGAACATCATGAATAACCGATTATTTAAAAAAGTCATGGCCGCTTGTGCCGCCGGGGCGATTGCCGGAGCGCTGGTGCTGATCCCCGCGTATGAGGGTGTTGAGTACAAACCTTACCGTGATGTGGCCGGAGTGCTTACCGTATGTTATGGCCATACCGGCAGTGATATTCAGCCCGGCAAGTTGTACACGGACGCTGAATGTAAGGCGCTGCTGCATGACGACCTGACGAAAGTCCGGCGCGCGGTTGACCCGATGATCAAAGTGCCGATTGATGACAATAGCCGGGCGGCCATCTATTCATTTGCATATAACACCGGAACCGGTGCGTTCTCGCGTTCGACAATGCTGCGCAAACTCAATGCCGGTGATATCGCGGGTGCCTGTGACGAAATGAAACGCTGGACATTTGCCGGTGGTAAGCAGTGGCAGGGTCTGATTAACCGGCGCGAAACGGAGAAAGCGGTATGCCACGGAACCCTTTAACACTGATCATCATTGCTATCATCCTGCTGACTACTGCTCTGTTGGCGGGTTGTTATCTGTATTCACTCCCGAATCACTGTAAGCCGCTGCCGGGTAACCCGCTGGACGGTGTGATCTGTTATGAGTGTGAAGCGCCATGAACTGGAAAGAAACGGTAATTGCCGCGCTGTTTATTGTTGCCGCCTGGTGGGTATATGACACCTACCGGGATAACCAGCAGCTGAAGGTGAATAACACAACGTTGTCCGGACAACTGTCAGCACAGCGGACGATAAACACCATTACGCTTTCAGCCGTTGCCATCAGACACCGCGCCGCACTCGACAACATCAAAGCCAAAGAAACGGAGGGCACGGAGAATGTCAAAGTTAAAACCGTTATCAGAACGGAGTTTAAAGACAGTGAGTGCGCTGTTACTCCTGTTTCCCCTGGCATTGTTGGGAAGTTGCAGCAATACGAAAGAGACATTCGTGCCCGCGCCGGTGGTGCCGATCCCGCCACAACTGACGGCTGATTGTCCGCTGCCGGTTATTCCGGATGAACTGACATACGGCGGCGCAATCCTGTTGTTGGCCGATGCAATGAAGTCGATAGCGGGCTGTAATCACGATAAGCGGGCAATACGGGAGATTGAAGCGGAGAGGATAAAAAAATAGCCCGAAACCGATGGGGGTACGGGCTTAAATACTACGCTCAGGCAGGTACTCTTGGATATGTGATTAAATTACACTCTTTGAGCTAAACAAAAGATAAACAAGGCCTCGCTAAACAGCGGGGCTTTTTTATGCGCTGCGTTGTCGCAGTCTCCTTGTGTTAACTATGACCTGTTTATCTCATGCAGTGAGCGCACGGGGAGAATCAAAAACAACGAATCCACGGTGTGGTTACCGATACGGGCAGCAACGTCAGCTGCCGGAGCAGCAGGGCGTGACAGCCGGAGAGACGGCATGAACCAATCATAAAGCCTGTTCATAATGAGTCGGCTTTATAATCGGAGGATATGATGCCACCACGCATACCCCGCGCCTGCCGTAAACGTGGCTGCGCAAAGACAACCACAGACCGCAGCGGATACTGCGAAGAGCACCGTAATACTGGGTGGGAGAACCACCAGCAGGGCAAGAGCCGACACGAACGCGGATACGGAACGAAGTGGGACCGTCTGCGTGCTGGGGTGCTGAACAGGGATAAACATCTGTGTCAGCAGTGCCTGCGCGAAGGACGGGCAACCGAGGCGAAGACAGTCGATCACATCATACCCAAAGCACATGGGGGAACCGATGCGGAAAGCAATCTGCAAAGCCTGTGCTGGCCCTGTCACTACAGCAAGACGGCAACAGAACGCAATCGCGGCTGACTGCTCATTATGTATGGGGGAGGGGGAGGTCAAATCCCTGCCGCCCCACGGCCAGAGGACCGCCGCCTTGCCTTTTTTCACATCGCCGCAGGTTAGAAAACTTTTTTCCGGGTTCTCCGGAGGGGTATTAACAGGAGAAAACGATTATGCCGGGACCACCGAAAACCCCGTCACACTTGCGTTTGGTCAGGGGTAACCCATCAAAACGCCCGATCAATAAAAAAGAACCAAAACCGCCGTCAGGGGTACCCCCAACACCGAAACATTTTACCAGGCAGGGGAAATACTGGTTTAAGCGGATAGGTGAAGAACTCAATGTGATGGGCGTGATGAGTTCGATGGATGCCAAAGCGCTGGAGCTGCTGATCGAGGCATACACCGAATACCGGCAACACTGCGATACGCTGGACGAAGAAGGTTACACCTACACAACACAGAGTGATGGCGGTCCACTGATAAAAGCGCACCCCGTGGCGGCAATGAAAGCTGATGCATGGAAACGGATCCGCGCGATGCTCTCCGAGTTCGGTATGACCCCGGCAGCCCGCCAGAAGGTAACGATTAACACACCAGCCGAAGAAGACCCTTTCGAGGCATTTCTGAAACAAAGAAAATGATGAATGGCAACCGTAGCAGACGGGATCCGGTACGCCGAGCAGGTGGTTGCCGGAGAAATAGTTACGGGCGAACTGATACGCCTGGCGTGTCAGCGGTTTCTTGATGATCTGGAATACGGCCCTGAGCGCGGTATTTATTTCATGGAGGAACGCGCCCGGCATATTCTGGATTTTTACCGGTTCGTTCCGCACGTCAAAGGGGCGCTGGCAGGTAAGCCGATTGAGCTGATGCCGTGGCATACCTTTATTCTGATTAATATCTTTGGTTTCGTGATCCCGCTGGTTGATGAGCTCAGCGGTGAGGCTCAGTACGACGATGACGGCGATCCGGTACTGGTTCGCCGTTTCCGGACAGCCTATAACGAAGTGGCGCGTAAAAACGCAAAATCCACACTTTCATCAGGCATCGGTCTGTACATGACCGGTGCTGACGGTGAAGGTGGTGCCGAGGTTTACTCGGCGGCCACAACCCGTGACCAGGCCCGTATCGTGTTTGAAGATGCGAAAAACATGATCAAAAAGGCCAAAAGCTCACTCGGCCGCCTGTTTGAGTTTAATAAGCTGGCGATTTACCAGGAGCGGTCCGCATCCAAGTTTGAGCCGTTGTCCAGCGACGCAAATAACCTCGACGGCCTGAATATTCACTGCGGTATTGTGGACGAACTTCACGCCCACAAAACCCGTGATGTGTGGGATGTGCTGGAAACCGCGACCGGTGCCCGTCTGCAATCCCTGCTGTTTGCGATCACCACAGCGGGATTTAACCGCGAGGGCATCTGCTACGAACTGCGGGATTACGCCATCAAGGTGCTGCGGGGCGTGGTGGAGGATGACACCTTTTTCGCGGCAATTTACACGCCGGATGAAGATGATGATCCGTTTGATGAAAGCATCTGGATAAAAGCTAATCCGGGGCTGGGTGTCTGTAAACGCTTTGATGATATGCGTCGCCTGGCAAAAAAAGCCAAAGAGCAGATTGCCGCCCGGCCTAACTTTCTGACCAAACACCTCAATATGTGGGTTAACGCGGAGTCGATCTGGATGGACTCAGGAAAATGGGACTGCTGCCCGGAGAATGCGCCGGATGATGAACTGAAGAACTATCCGGTCTGGGTCGGTGTTGACCTGTCGAATAAAATCGATGTAACCGCAGCGATTAAGGTATACGAAGACAATCACGGACAGACTCATATCAAGTGCAAATTCTGGCTGCCGGAAGGCCGGATAGACACCGCACCTAAGCATATTGCCGAACTGTACCGTAAGTGGGGGGCTGCCGGTTATCTTGAGCTGACTGACGGTGAGGTTGTTGACCATGACATTATCAAAGCCGACATTCTGGCATGGTGTGAGGGTGAGGACTTGCGTGAGCTCGGTTTTGATCCGTGGAGCGCAGTCCAGTTCTCCCGCCGCCTGGCGGAAGAGGGTATCCCGTTGGTGGAAGTTGCGCAGACGGTGAAAAACCTGTCTGAAGCGATGAAAATTGTTCAGGCCGATGTGTATTCCGGGAAATTTCACCACGATCATAACCCGGTGATGTCCTGGATGATGTCGAACGTGACCGTAAAACCGGACAAAAACGACAACATTTTTCCGAATAAATCGACACCGGAAAACAAAATTGACGGGCCGCTTGCCCTGTTTACTGCCAAATCACGCCAGATGGTGAACGGCGGGGAGCAGGAACAAAGTCTGTCCGATGTTTTATCTTCCAGGGGCTTGCGCTCACTCTGAGGAAATCCAATGAAATTACTGACTATTACCGCCCTGCTGGTGGGGGTTGCGGGTGCCTGTCTGCTGGCGTTCGGTGCCTGGCTGCTGATGCCTGCTGCCGGGTTTATCACTGCCGGCGGTTTATGCCTGCTCTGGTCATATCTGGTATCAAGATCAGCGGGAAGCCTGAATAACAACGGAGGATCATAATGTTCTTTCCCGGTTTATTCAGAAAATCCGGTACGGGTATGAGTTCGTCAGAGCTCAGCGAAATGATCGGTCTGACCTATGACACCTATTCCGGCCGCCGCGTCAGTCCGCAACTGGCGATGCAGCTTACCGCAGTATTCAGCTGCGTTCGCGTGCTGGCGGAGTCAGTCGGCATGCTGCCGTGTTCTCTGTATGAACAGCTGGAGACAGGCAACCGCCGGGCTGTCCGTGAACGGCTTAACCGGCTTTTATCTGTAAACCCCAATAATTACATGACACCGCAGGAGTTCTGGGAATTACTGATCGCCTGCCTGTGTCTGCGCGGCAATTTTTATGCTTACAAAGTCAAAGCGCTGGGTGAGGTGGTGGAGCTGCTGCCGCTGGATCCGTCTTCAGTTACTCCAAAACTGAACAGCAAGTGGGAGCCGGAATATCAGGTTACTTTTCCGGACGGAAGGCACGACACGCTGACACAGGATGATATCTGGCATGTGCGGATTTTCACCCTGGACGGATTAACCGGACTCAGTCCGATAGCGTATGCAAAACAGGCGGTCGGGCTGGGGCTGGCAACGGAGGAGCACGGCTCACGTCTGTTCGGGAACGGCGCGGTAACCAGCGGTGTCCTGCAAACTGACCAGTACCTGAAAGACGATGCCTGGGAGCGGCTGAGAACCGACTTTGAAAACCGGCATCAGGGGCTGGTGAATGCGCACAAACCCATGATCCTTGAGATGGGCCTGAAATGGCAGCAAATCAGCATGACATCGGAAGACGCACAGTTCCTTGAGACCCGTAAATTCCAGCTGGAGGAAATCTGCCGTATTTTCCGTGTGCCGCTGCACATGATCCAGAACACCGACCGGGCAACGTTCAACAACATTGAAAACCTCGGGATTGGTTTTATCAATTATTCTCTGGTGCCTTATCTGACCCGAATAGAGCAACGTATCAACGCCGGACTGGTGAAACCATCAAAACAGGGGGTTTTTTACGCGAAATTCAACGCAGGGGCATTGTTACGCGGAGATATGAAATCACGGTTTGATGCTTATGCCACCGGTATTAACTGGGGGATCTATTCACCCAATGAATGCCGGGAACTGGAAGAGCTCAACCCGCGTGAAGGTGGTGATATCTGGCTGACACCGATGAACATGACCACAAAGCCTGAGAGCAGCCCGGAAAAAGAGGAAAAGCAGGATGTCGATAATGACTAAACAGCGGCTGGACATACCGCTGAAAATAAAGTCGGTCACTGAAACCGGCGAGTTTGAAGGATACGGATCGGTTTTCGGCGTGAAGGACAGCTACAGCGATATTGTTGTGCCGGGTGCCTTTCAGGCATCACTTAGTGAATGGCGGGAGAAGGGCAGTCTTCCGGCCATGCTCTGGCAGCACCAGATTTCCGAACCGGTTGGTGTGTATACCGAAATGCGGGAGGATGATACCGGCCTGTATGTCAAAGGGCGGCTGCTTATCGAGGATGACCCGCTGTCAAAACGGGCTCATGCACATCTGAAGGCCGGATCATTATCCGGCCTTTCTATTGGCTACATCCTGAAAGACTGGGAGTACGACCGGAATAAAGGGGCGTTTCTCCTGAAAGAAATCGATCTGTGGGAAGTGAGCCTGGTGACCTTCCCGTCCAATGATGAAGCCCGGGTCAGTGATGTTAAATCGGCATTTGCCCGTGGTGACATCCCGTCACAAAAAAGTATTGAGCGCGTCCTGCGTGATGCCGGACTGTCGCGGACACAGGCTAAGGCATTTATGGCCGACGGCTACCATGCTCTCTCTCTGCGTGACGCAGAGGAAGATGCACTGGAAACACTTAAATCCATTAATTTTAATCAGTAAGGGGCTGTTATGGCTGTTGATCATAAAGATATCAGTGAAGTGGCAAAAGAGCTGAAAGCGTCATTTGAAGAATTTAAGTCAAAAAATGACAAACGTATTGATGCCATCGAATCAGAAAAAGGCAGACTGGCCGAGTCAGTGGAAACGCTGAACGGCAGATTATCCGAACTGGACGAGCTGAAATCGTCGCTGGAAGCTGAGCTGGCGGCCGTGAAACGCCCGGCAGGTGGTGTGGCAAACAAAGATGTTGCTGAACACAAAAGTGCATTCGAACTGTTTGTCCGCAAAGGTAAGGATGACGGCCTGGCCGAACTGGAACAGAAAGCCATGCAGATTGGTTCTGATCCTGACGGTGGTTATGCCGTGCCGGAAGAACTGGATCGCAATATTATTTCTGCTCTGCGTGACGAAGTCATTATGCGTCAGGAATGTAATGTTGTCTCAGTCGGCACGCCGAATTACAAGCGCCTCGTGAATATGGGAGGTACCGGCAGCGGTTGGGTTGGTGAGACTGATGCCCGTCCGGAAACCAGTACGTCAAAACTCGGTACCATTGAGCCGGTATGGGGGGAAATTTACGGAAATCCGGCGGCGACTCAGACCATGCTGGATGATGCCTTTTTCAACGTTGGCCAGTTCATTACCGGTGAACTGACAACTGAATTTGCAGCGCAGGAAGACGCGGCATTCACCAGCGGAGACGGCAGCAAAAAGCCCAAAGGATTGCTGGCCTACGGCAGTGATGATAAAGCGGATAAGGAGCGTGACTGGGGCAAATTGCAACACCTGTTGCTGAAGAAACCGACCGAACTGACCGCTGATGAAGTGATGAAACTGATTTATACCCTGCGAAAACCATACCGCAACGGTGCTAAGTTTATGATGAATAACAATACGTTATTCAAAGTGCGCACACTGAAGGATTCCCAGGGAAATTACCTGTGGCAGCCGGGCCTGCAACTGGGTCAGCCGTCTGCATTACTGGGATATGGTATTGCGGAAAATGAGCAGTTTGCTGATATGGCTGCCGGTGCTGTTCCGCTGGCGTTCGGTAACTTCAGACGCTGCTACACCATCCTGGATCGTATCGGCATCCGTATGCTGCGCGATCCGTACACCAACAAGCCGTTTGTGCATTTCTATACCACGAAGCGTGTCGGCAGCATGATGGTGGACAGTAATGCTGTGAAATTACTGAAAGCTGCAGGTGCAGGAGGCTGATTAATTACGGCGGCAGAGATGCCGCTTTTCCGGAGGGTTTCATGTCATTACCGACAATTGAAGAGCTGAAAAGGCAATGCTATATCGATGGTGACCATGATAATGATCTTTTACTGCAATTTTTGAGTGCTGCTGTATCAGAAGTTGAGCGGGTCACTAACAGAAAGCTTACCCCGGAAAAACCTGATAAAGACGACCCTGATACCTTGTTTTTAAGTGCGGATATAGTGCTCAGATTAAAACAGATGGTCGGATTTTGGTATGAAAACCGGGAGGGGCAGTCATTACCGGACTCTTTGTACCGCCATTTAAGAGATTACCGGCGCAGGCCGTAAGGATAAAATTATGCAGGCTGGTCGTCTGAGACATATTGTTGTATTTCAGAGAGCTGAAATCACAATACTCCCGTCTGGCCAGAGAGAAAAATTATGGGTTGATATTGGCCCGGCTGTGAATGCGGAAGTCAGACCCGTCAGTGGCCGGGAACTGCTGACCGCCGGAGCGGAAATGTCAGAAATCACGGTCCGCGTATGGATGCGGTACCGGCCGGATATTCATCCTGCATGCCGGATGGTATATCGCGGTCAGGTCTACGATATTCAGGTTGTGATCCCGGATGTGAAATTTACCCGGCTGGAACTGCTGTGTAAACAGGGGGTGAAAGATGGCTGATATGAGGCTGGATTTGTCCGGTTTTGCTGAACTGTCCCGTGATCTGGAATTACTCAGCCGGGCTGAAAATACCCGTGTGCTGCGGGAGGCTGCGAAAGCCGCAGCGGATATGCTGCGGGATGAGGTCCGGCAGAGTGCACCCCGCATAACCGGCAGGTTAGTGCGTAATATCGTTACCGGCGGTCAGCGGAGCCGTTATAAAGGTGAGGTTGTCTCCGGTGTGTACATCCGGGGAACCAACGCCGCCGGAACCAACAGTGATAACACACTGAAAACGGACGACCCGCGTAATGCGTTTTACTGGCGTTTCCTGGAAAACGGTACATCCAAAATGGCATCACAACCGTTTATCCGTCCGGCATTTGACGGCAAAGCGGATGAGGCAGCAGATCTGGCGCTGAGCAAACTCAGTCAGGCTATCGATAAGGTGCTGAGCGGATGAAAGAATCTGATTTGTTTTCTTTACTTGCCCCGGTGCTGCCGGGCAGGGTTTTCCCGTATGTGGCTCCGCAGGATGAGCCCAAAATTCAGCCGCCGTGGTGTGTTTTTTCACTTTATGATACCGGCGGCGATGTGCTGTGCGGTCGTGCTGAGACAATGACCAATATCCAGATTGATGTGTATGCAAAAACCATCGATGAGGCCCGCCGGATCCGTGAACTGTCTGTTGCTGCTGTTTCTCCGCTTTCACCGGCGGAGTTCACAGAGAGGCAGGGCTATGAAGCGGATACCTCGCTTTACCGGGCCACGCTGGAGTGTCAGGTCTGGCAATAACGTAATCTTGAACAACAAGCTGCTGCGGCAGCTTTTTTTTATGCTTACAGGAAAATAATCATGCCGAGCAAATATGAAAAAACGCAGGGCACGAAAATCAGTATTTCAAAGCTGCCTGCAACAGAAGTGAACCCCGCATCCGCAGAATTTCTGCCGCTGGCCTGTGCGGCCAAAGAGATCAGTTATACCGGTGGTCAGAAGTCGGATATTGATGTCACCACCCTGTGCTCAACGGAGCAGGAAATGACCAACGGGCTGGCCTCTCCGGGGGAAATCACGATCTCCGGTAACTGGTCACCGGATGAGGGCCAGGAAGTTCTGCGTACTGCCTATGACAAAGATACTATTCATGCGTTCAAAGTGGAATTTCCGTCAGGTAATGGTTATGCCTTCCTGGCAGAAGTCCGTCAGAACAGCTGGAGTGCGGCAACCAGCGGGCTGGTCACCGCGTCTTTCACTCTGCGTATGAAAGGTAAGCCTGTTCCGCTGAAAAACGGGACGGTAACTGAGCCGGGAAAGAGGGAATAAGCCGTGGCGAATCCGAAACTGTCATTAAAAGAACTGGCACTCAGTCCAAAAAACGCCTTCCGTTCAAAGATGGTGAAGGTACCCGAATGGAGCGGAGTCACCGTTATTCTGCGGGAACCGTCTTCGGCAGCCTGGCTCAGATGGCGTGAGCTGATGAATACCGGCGCAGACGGTGATGAAAAATTGTCAGAGGCAGAACAGGCGCAGCGCAATCTGCGTGCAGATGTGGTGATGTTTTCTGATGTGCTGCTGGATGAAGATAAAGAGCGGGTGTTCAGTGATGACGACACTGAAGAAGTGATGGCTGTTTACGGGCCGGTTCATGCCCGTTTACTGAAACAGGCGCTTGACCTGATGACCACGCCGGATGAAGCGGAAAAAAAGTAGCGCAGCCCGGGATGTTTTTTCTGATGACACTGGCGCTCCGGATGGGGCGTACAGTGGATGAACTGACCAGAACGATGAGCGCCGGTGAGCTGACCATGTGGATGGCTTTTGACCGCCTCAGTCCGATCGGGGACATCCGCAGTGACATACAGACGGCCCATATTGTCTCATCGCTGTACGGCGCACAGGGCGGCAAACTCAGCCTGAATGATGCGATGCTGACATGGGGCGCTCAGGATGAGAGACCGCCCGGTGACAGTCTGGAAGAGTTTCTCGGATCTATTTCTGAACATTGATTTTATTTTCTGAACGGGGGAGTAATGGCAAAGCTTCGTGAGCTTATTATTAAAATATCGGCTAATTCATCCTCGTTTCAGTCTGAAATAGCGCGCGCCTCACGGATGGGGGAGAACTATTACCGGACGCTGGAGCAGGGCGGACGCAAAGCATCATCGGCATCACGTGAAACGAAACGGGCAATCAGTGAGCTGAACAATGAACTGTCATCAATAAAATCGACAGTAACCGGCGTAATGGGGGCTATGGCCGGTGCTTTTGCCACGCAGCAGCTTATCAGTTATGCCGATACCTGGAGCCAGTTAAGCGGTCGCCTGAAACTGGCCTCTGTGTCTGCGGAGGATTTCAGCCGGGCGCAGCAGGAGCTGATGTCGTTAAGTCAGCGTACCGGCACATCACTGGCGGCAAATACCAACCTGTACGCCCGTATTGCACAGTCGATGCGTGATGCGGGTTATGCCTCGGGGGATGTGGCTAAAGTCACAGAAACGATTGCCACCTCACTGATTTTATCCGGTGCCAGTGCGGCGGAAGCCAGTTCCGTTACCACTCAGCTGAGTCAGGCACTGGCCTCCGGTGTGTTGCGCGGAGAAGAATTCAACTCCGTCATGGAAAACGGCGGACGACTGGCCAGACTGCTGGCAGCCGGAATGGGTACCACCATCGGCGGTCTGCGTGATATGGCGCAGAGCGGGCAGCTGACCACGGATAAAATCGTCCCGATCCTGACAAATACGGAGCAACTCAGAAAAGAATTTGAGCAGTTACCGCAGACCGTCAGTATGGCTTCGCAAAAGGTGGAAAACGCCTTTATGGCGTGGGTGGGCGGGGCTAATGAGGCGTCAGGTGCAACGAGTACACTGACCGGGGCGCTGAATGGTATTGCCGGGAATATAGACACCATCGCCACTGTTGCAGGGGCACTGGTCGGGGTTGGCCTTGCACGGTATTTCGGCGGACTGACCGCCAGTGTGACCAAAGCAACCATCGGGGTGGCCGGTGCCGCAAAAGGCGAGGTCGCTCTTGCACAGGCTCAGTTGCGCGGGACACAAATTGCGGTTGCCAGAGCGCGTGCGGCAGAGTACCGGGCACAAAAATCACTGGCAGCTGCACGCGGAACGGATGCGCAGGCAGGCGCAGAAAAGCGGCTTGCCGCTGTACAGGCATCCGTTGCACGCAATATTAACGCCCGCAATATCGCACAAAACAACCTGAATAACGTCACATCTGTCGGTTCACGTCTTCTTGGTGGTGCGCTGGGGCTGGTCGGTGGTATTCCGGGGCTGGTGATGCTGGGTGCCGGTGCCTGGTACACGATGTACCAGAAGCAGGAGCAGGCAAGACAGTCCGCACTTGAATACGCCGCCACCATTGACCAGGTTCGTGCCAATCTTAATAAAATGACGCTGCCGGAAACCGCTGATAACTCTGGTAAAACCAAAGAATCGCTGGCGGCGCAAAATAAACTGGTTGATGAGCAGCGTCAGAAAGTCGAGGGATTAAAATCAGCGATAGCAGGATATCAGCAGATGCTGGCCTCTCGCGGCCCCAGCATCAACGGCTATCTGATTAATCATCTGATCAGTCAGGAAGATGCGGTTAAATCCCTGGCGGCTGCGCAGGATGAGCTTTCGGTTGAACAGAGCAGGCTCAATGAGCTGAGCAAAAAATCGGAAGAGATTCAGTCAGCACTGAAGGCGGTCGAAAGTCAGCGTGATTTCCTGATCCGTCAGCAGTCTGCTGCCCAGAATAATATGCGTCATTCATTACTGATGGTGAATGCGGAGCATAGCGAATTTAACCGGATAATGTCTGCCGGAAATCAGATCCTGACTAACCGTCTGGCTCTGGTTAACAGCCCGATGCGTATCCCGGCAGCGCCTCTCAGCGAAAAACAGCAGGATTTCATTCAGAAATCAGAGCGGGACAAAGAACTGTCCGCACTGACCGGGGAAGCCCGTGTTATCCGGCAGGCTGAGTTTGCCGCAGATGATATCGGTCTGCTGAATAAACCCGAATTTGCCGATAACCGGCAGAAATACATTGATAATCAGGTGGCAGCCTACCGGAATCAGGAAAAGCTGAGTAAGGAACTGAAAGCGGGTAAAAGCGCCCAGAGTGCTTTCAATAAAGAGCAGAAAGAAGCGGAACGTCAGGCGGAGCAGTATGCCCGTAAAATGGCGGATCTGAGTGTGGCTACGGAGGTTCAGAAAGTCAGGGCCACGCAGGGAGAGAAGGCCGCAGCGCTGTATGCCGCTGCGTATGAGGCCGGTACCAAATGGACGGATGAGCAGCGAAAAGCGATCCGCGCATCCTCTGTTGCCCTGGCGGAGTGGACACAAAAGGCCGACGGGGCGGTCAGAAAGCAGCGTGAAATGGATGATGCGCTGAAAGCGATGCGTGACGGTGCCCGTAAATTCAGTGATGAAGCGGAACAAATCGATAAAACCCGTGGGATGGGCGGAAACCGGCGCAGTTTGTATGAAGAACGCCAGCAGATTGATCGTGTTTATGCCCAATCGGATCAGGGAAAAAATGCGACCGAAGCTTATAACCGGGAGATTGACGCGCTCAACCTGAAATATCAGAAAATAAAGGAAGTTCAGTCTGACTGGACCAGCGGGGTTACCCGGGGGATGGAAGACTGGGTTGCTGAGGCCGGAGACTATGCGGAGCAAACCGCATCTGCGGTACAGAGCGCCATGGGCGGTATGGTGAATAACATCACTGACATGCTGAACGGTAACAAAGCCAGCTGGCGCGACTGGTCTGTGGAAGTCCTTAAGTCTATCCAGAAAATTCTGGTTAACGCTGCGATTGTGAACAGTATTAAGTCCATGTCTGGTGTCGGTGGCTGGATTGGTGCTGTCGGTGACTTCCTGGGAGGTGCTGCGGCAAATGCCAAGGGCGGGGTTTATGACTCCCCGGGCCTGAGTGCGTACAGTAATCAGATAGTCAGCACCCCGACTTATTTTGCGTTTGCCAAAGGTGCCGGGCTGATGGGTGAGGCCGGACCGGAAGCGATTATGCCGTTAACACGGGCGGCGGATGGCTCTCTCGGTGTCCGGGCGATCGGCAGAAATCAGAATACCGGTTCTGCGGCACCACAGGTGTTTATTACCATTGACAGTAACGGCGGCAGCCAGACGCAGTCGTCAGCTGGTTATGAACAGTTTGGCCGGGAGATTGGGCAGTATGTAGACCAGCGTTACCGGGCGCTGATTAATACGGATCTGCGGCCCGGCGGTGCCATCTGGTCGGTTGCGAAAGGGGCCCGTCAATGATTGAAATTTTCACCTGGTGTCCCCGTGTTAATCCCACGGAGGACATCACCTATAAAACCCGCAGGGCGAAGTTCGGTGATGGTTATGAGCAGGTGTCCGGTGACGGTCTTAATCCCCGCAGCCAGAAGTGGTCACTGGAATTTACCGGCCGCGGGGAGTATATCGCGACTATCCGTCAGTTTATCGACCGTCACGGCGGTATAAAGGCTTTTCAGTGGAAACCCCCGCTTGAGCCGGTCGGTCTGTACCGGTGCGACGAGCATAAGCTCACCCCGCTCGGCGGTGACAACTATTCACTTTCTCTCACTTTTACCCAGGCATTTAAACCATGATCACAAATGACTACCAGAAGCTGGAACCGGGTAATGCCGTCCGGCTTTTTGAGGTTGACAGTACCGCATTCGGTGCGCCGGATATTTTGCGGTTCCATGCATACAACATCCCACATACAGAGGCAGAAATTACAGCCGCCGGTGGTGATCCTGAAAAATTACCGGCGAAATCCATCTGGTGGCAGGGAGAGGAGTATCGGGCCTGGCCTGCGCAGATTGAAGGGATAGAGGCATCCACCACCGGATCCGGTGCACAGCCGAAGTTATCGGTGGCAAACCTCGACGGTTCAATCACCGCACTGTGTCTGGCATACGATGACATGCTGAAAGCGAAAGTCACGATACACGACACCCTGGCACACTATCTGGATGCGGCGAATTTTCCGGATGGCAACCCGGCGGCAGATCCTACCCAGGAAAAAGTCTCGGTTTTTTATATCGACAGCAAATCCTCGGAAACCAATGAGGTTATCGAGTTTGAATTAGCCAGCCCGATGGATTTGCAGGGGGTGCTGATCCCGACGCGGCAACTGCATGCAATGTGTACCTGGTGCATACGCGGCAAATACAAATCCGGTGACGGTTGTGATTATGCCGGGCAGAACGGGTATTTTGACAAACACGGTAACCGCGTGGATGACCCGGCACAGGATCAGTGCAGCGGCATGCTGAATACCGGCTGCTTTCCCCGTTTCGGGAAAAATAATCCGATCCCGTTCGGCGGCTTTCCGGGAACCTCATTACTGAGGAAATAATGATGCGTAAAAACATTCAGGCAGCTATTTTTGCACACGCAGAGCGTGAATATCCCCGCGAGTGCTGCGGAGTAATAGCTCAAAAATCCCGGGTGGTGAAATACTTTCCCTGCCGCAATGTTGCGACCACGCAGGAAGAGCACTTCGTATTATCACCGGAGGATTACGCCGCTGCTGAGGATTGGGGTACGGTGACCGGTATTGTGCACAGTCACCCGGATGCCACCACTCAGCCGTCAGAACTGGATAAAGCACAGTGCGATGCCCTTGGCGTGCCGTGGTACATCGTCAGCTGGCCGGAGGGGGATCTGCGGACTGTTCAGCCGCGCGGTGAATTACCATTACTCGGTCGGCCGTTTGTGCTCGGGTTTACCGACTGCTGGGGGCTGGTCATGAGCTGGTTCCGGCAGGAACGCGGCATTGAACTGCCGGATTACCGGGTGGATTATCCCTGGTGGGAGCAGGGCGAAAACCGGTACACAGATAACTGGCAGGAGGCGGGATTTATTCAGGTTGACGACCCGCAACCCGGTGATGTGATAGTGATGCAGGTGCAGGCACCGGTTGCCAATCATGCCGGTATTTTATTGCCTGACAACATGCTTCTGCATCACTTATACGGTCACCTGAGCCAGCGGATACCATATGGCGGTTACTGGCGTGACCGTACAGTGATGGTACTGCGTCATGAGCAACTGATATGACCCGCTCCGGCGGCTTTTTTTACGGGTGAAATATGTCACAGGAAATTATGGTGGAAATTGTACTCGGCGGTGTGCTGGGTAAAACCTTTGGCAAAATACATCAGCGCCTGGTCAGCACAACCTCCGAAGCGGTCCGTGCTTTATGCTGCACAATTCCCGGGTTTGAACGCTATCTGAATACCAGTAAATCCCGCGGCTTAACGTATGCGGTATTTCGCGGTAAAAAAAATATCGGGGTGGATGACCTCGTTTTTCCGGTGACGGATGATGTTATCCGGATTGTGCCTGTTGTGATCGGCAGCAAACGCGGGGGATTGCTGCAGGTTATTTTCGGCGCGGTGATGGTGGCTGCTGCGTTCTGGACAGGCGGTGCGTCAGTGGCGGCATGGGGAGCGATGCATACCGGGCTGGCCATGACCGGCGTATCCATGATGCTGGGCGGTATAATCCAGATGTTGTCCCCGCAGCCGGGCGGACTTGCTATGAAAGACCAGGGCGAAAATAAACCATCATATGCATTCGGTGCGCCGGTGAACACCGTTTCTCAGGGCTATCCGGTACCGATCGGTTATGGTAAGCGCCGCATCGGCGGCGCGGTTATCTCAGCCGGAATTTACGTCGAAGATCAGCAGTAACTTTCCCTTCAGTTATCCAGCAGGAAATCCACAATGACACAAATCACAGGCCGCAAAGGTGGCGGTGGCAGCCCGCGTGCGCCCGTCGAACAACCGGACGACTTACAGTCCGTAGCCAAAGCCAAATTGCTGATCGCCCTCGGTGAAGGTGAATTTGCCGGTGAGCTGACCGGGAAGAATATCTTTCTGGACGGTACCCCGCTGCTGAATGCTGACGGATCAGAAAACTTTCCCGGCGTGGTGTGGGAATACCGTTCCGGCACCCAGGCTCAAACCTATATTCAGGGGATGCCGGCGGCGGAGAATGAAATCACAGTTGGTACCACGGTACAAAGCAGCACACCATGGGCGCATGCGTTTACTAACCCGCAGTTGTCCGCGGTCCGCGTCCGCCTGAAATGGCCGTCCCTGTTCCGCCAGGAGGATAACGGGGATATGGTCGGCAACGAGGTGAAATACGCCATTGATTTGCAGACTGACGGCGGCAGCTGGAAAACCGTTGTGGATGGACGGGTGAAAGGTAAAACCACCTCAGGTTATGAGCGTACTCACCGCATTGATCTGCCGCAGTCGGCCACATCCTGGACACTGCGGGTACGGAAAATCACGGAGGATGCCAACAGTGCCAAAATTGGTGACACCATGGTGCTGCAGAGTTACACCGAGGTGATTGATGCCAAACTGACCTATCCTCACACCGCACTGCTGTATATCGAGTTTGATTCAAAGCAGTTTAACGGCTCCATCCCGCAGGTCACCTGTGAGCCGAAGATGCGGGTTATCCGCATACCGTCTAACTATGATCCTGAACACCGGGCGTATTCCGGTACCTGGGACGGCTCGTTTAAATGGGCGTGGACCAATAACCCCGCCTGGATATTTTACGATATTGTGGTTTCCGATCGCTTCGGCCTCGGCGATCGCATCAAAATGCAGAATATCGATAAATGGGAGCTGTACCGGGTTGCGCAGTATTGTGATCAGCCGGTACCGGACGGCAAGGGCGGCGGCGGTACTGAGCCGCGCTATATCTGTGATGTGTATGTGCAGGATCGTAATGAAGCCTATACCGTGCTGCGTGACTTTGCGGCTATCTTCCGGGGTATGACCTACTGGGGCGGCAACCAGATTATCACCCTGGCGGATATGCCGCGTGACATTGATTACAGTTACACCAAAGCCAACGTGCTGGACGGCCGTTTCACCTATTCCGGCAGCAGCAGTAAGGCCCGCTATTCCTCCGCGCTGGTATCGTACTCGGATCCGCTGAACGGCTATGCCGATGCGATGGAGCCGGTGTTTGAAAATGAGCTGGTTTACCGGTTCGGCTTTAATCAGCTGGAGATGACGGCGATCGGCTGTACCCGCCAGTCAGAGGCCAACCGTAAAGGCCGCTGGGGCATACTCACCAATAACAAAGACCGGGTGGTGACATTCAAGGTGGGTCTGGATGGCAATATTCCGCAGCCGGGGTACATCATTGCGGTGGCGGATGAAAATCTGTCCGGGAAAGTCACCGGCGGCCGTGTCAGTGCGGTGAATGGCCGGAGTATCACCCTCGACCGCAAACCGGATGCCGCGCCGGGTGACAGGCTGATGCTGAATCTTCCGTCCGGTAAATCACAGGCCCGCACCATCCAGATGGTCACGGATAACGTTATAACCGTTACCACGGAATACAGTGAAACGCCGGAACCGGAATGTGTCTGGGTAACGGAATCAGATGAGCTGTACGCCCAGCAGTATCGTGTGGTGAGCGTGACTGAGAATGATGACGGCACGTTCACGATATCGGCGGCCATGCATGATCCGGACAAATACGACCGGATAGACACCGGCGCGGTACTCGATGAACGGCCAGTCAGTGTTATTCCGCCCGGCAACCAGTTCCCGCCGAAAGATATTACCATCAGCTCCTATTCTGTCGTGAACCAGGGGATCAGCATTGAAACCATGCAGGTTACCTGGTCACCGGCAGAGAATGCCATTGCCTACGAGGCGCAGTGGCGGCGTGATGACGGCAACTGGATCAATGTGCCGCGCAATGCCACCACCTCGTTTGACGTGCCCGGAGTCTATTCAGGCCGCTATCTGGTGCGGGTCAGGGCGATAAATGCAGCGGAAATCTCCAGCGGCTGGGGATATTCAGAGGAGACCCGGCTGACCGGGAAAGTGGGTGATCCGCCGATGCCGCTGAACTTCCGGGCGTCCACGCTGGTATTCGGGATCAAACTGAACTGGGAGTTCGGGAAATTCACGGAAGATACCCTGAAAACTGAAATTCAGTACAGCAAAACCAATGATGGTCAGAATCTGTTACTGCTGGCCGATGTGCCGTACCCGTCCCGCTCTCATGAGCTTGCCGGTCTGGCCGCCGGTACCGCGTTTTATTTCCGCGCCCGGCTGGTGGACAAAAGTGGTAATTATTCAGCATGGACCGATTATGTCAGGGGGATCTCTGAATTTGATGCAGGAGAAATACTGGCTGATTTGTCAGGGAAGATAGGCCATGACCAATTAGCACAGGACCTGCTGACCGAAATCAACAGTAAAGCGGACAGCAGTGTGGTCAGTGCTCTGGATGAGCGTATGTCGGATATTGGCGGGGAGGTGACTGAGGCAACTTCTCAGGTACAGGCGTTGTCCGGTAAACTGGACAAAGTAAAGGCTGATTTAACAGAGTCAGTTGTTGTTGATCTGGATCTGTCAGCATTAAATGAAAATACTTATTACCCGGTTATTCTCCCTCTGACGACCTCCCGCCGCTATTACTTCAGGGTATTTCGTACACTGGGGCAATACGGAGATAACAAACCCGGTTATGCAACTCACGGCTCCGGGGGCTTTGCCATGATTGTTGAGTGGCAGGTGAGTGGTTCAGGATGGGGGACTCAGTCTGAAAACCGTATTATTGATAATGTTGACTGGCGATGGACAAATCAGTCTCCTGTCATGGGCCCTGCGCAGTTGACTCACAGCTCGGTGGAATATGTGTATTTACGCGGAGGCGCAAAATATCAGCTGACCAGGCATAAAAGTGTCAGTCACCGGATTGTCACTGATACTTACACAGGTAACGGGCAATCTGTTACACCAAAAGGTTTTGTCGCCGGTGAAATACCGGTGTCCGGTGAACAGCGGTTTAATGCCACAGCAAATGCGGTGAACCGGCTTGAAACGAGTGTGACAGAGGTTTCAGGAAGGGTCACATCAACGGCTCAGCAGGTGACACGTCTGGAAAGTCAGGTCGGGGCGGATTCGGCAAAAATTGAACAAACGTCAAAGGTTCTTACTGACTTAAACGGCAGGATTTCTGCATCGTGGACAATGAAAGTCCAGCTGGACAGCAAAGGGAATAAAGTCATTACAGGTATCGGACTGGGGTTTAATGCTCAGGGAAACAGTCAGTTTCTTGTTAATGCTCAAAATTTTGCAGTGATATCGTCACTGAACGGGAAAGTAGTAACCCCTTTTGTTATTCAGAACGGCCAGGCATTTTTTAACGATGCGCTAATCAGCCAGGCAACAATTGATAAGTTACTGGTCGGTAACCACATCAGATCAGTGAATTATGAAACAGGCCGGAACGGGTATTTTCTGAATGCGCAGACCGGAAATGCAGAATTTAACAATGGAGTGTTCAGAGGGACCCTGGACGGTGTGGACGGTCGTTTTACGGGGACGGTATATGCGGAGAGACTGGTCGGGGATGTTGCGGTTGCCGCTTCGTACCCGCAGGCATCCGCACAAAATACACATGGTGGCGGGGGAGGCTGGACTACGGCAACGTCTGTAATTACTTACGCAGGGGGAATGCTTTATGATATGACGTTAGTACTTCCTTCGATAACTGCCATTATTGAAGATAATTCCGGCAGCAATCCGCGTCCGGTATCGGGAGAACTGCGGTTTAGTATACGTGTGGATGGAGTTGGTCAGCAGGCAACTTCTCAGTGGTCAGGACAGAGTGTTATGGGATCAGCTCATGCGGTTATTCCTCGTGGACGAAAGAATGTGAAAATAGAAATTGAAGTGGGAGTCAGGCATAAAGGCAGGGCACATGTGGTTCTGAGGGAAGGGGTTGTGATGGCCTTCAAACGCAGTTCCGCATCATTCAGATAGCGGAACCGGAGAAAGTTCAGGGTAAACTGCGCCGGTGGTTACCGGCGTGGTCCGTGACTGTATTCTGTCAGGATGTTGCGCTATGTGATCTGCCGGAATCCACCCGACTCGATGTGCGTGTGGAAATTTTTTGTGTTCAGATGCAATGGCCAAAGTTGTTCTTCCGTGACAGAAATTGCGTCTCGTCTACGTTGCTGATGAATTCCTGCTAGGGAAGGACGTCCTCTATTGCGATCCTGGAGATCTTCGCCTGATTCCCTGGCGTTAAGTAATTCCTTCCCGAAAGTAACGTATTGCTTTAGCTTACTCTACGATATAAACCTGAGAGGCATAACGGCGAATATTCATTAATTTTGCTGGGTTTCGGCTACTCATTTTCCTACCTTAGCGTATAAGTTTCAGGAGGCGGTTCTGGTGAACGGTAACAGCATCACTGATGGTGAAAAAGTTGGTTGGTTATCCGAAACAATATGGTCTGGCAAAGGTTCTGATAGTGATCGGGCGTATAATTTATGCTGAATTGGTTCTGGGAGCTTTTTCTGCACTGACACGTACAGGCTGGATTGAATAAAGGTGAGGCTCGTAATGTCCTTGTGCGAGCAGTCTTTATGCACCTATTAGGGGAAATCAGAGAGCGGGGATTGGAAAACCATAGCTACTGGGCCAGAGGACTGACATTGCTGACTGCAGCGATTTCACTTATAGAAAGAGCCATAGATTATCTGGAAAGGGCTCCCTCCAAATTAACAGCTTATTGCTCATCTGTCTCCACTGGGATATTGCTCAATATGGGAATATATACGCAGAAAATTATTATCATCCTAAGAGATGAGAATACTTCTGAATATATGAGATCAAATCTATGCACGTGTAAATATTTGAGAACAATGTTTTGTTTTTCGGATATAACTGCACAAATGAAATTATAATTTTTTTTACTAAATAGTCATGTTTAAGTATTAACTAATTTAATTAAATATCTTTACTCTTATATCTCATTAATTTTTTTTATTCACATGGTGTCGTACTTTCAATATGTTATCAATCATTAAAATAACCTCATTTAAAATAAAATTTATTTTTTATTTAAATGTTTTAATAAGACATATTATTTTTTAAATATTGCAATTTATAATTACATGTATTTATTAGATATATTAATGATGTTTTTTTGTTAATATGAAATTAGTTTTATTTTAATTAGTCAGTACTAACCATTTTTCCCGCTTTGTTATTTTACTGTAAATATATGTTTGCATGATTATGTTGTGTTTTTTTTTGCATTTTTTTATAATTAAAAACACGGGTGTGTAACATTTGGCGTTTGTGGGTAATTTAACTATTTGTTTTTTTATTTTAAAATATGGTTATTACTTGTGAAATTAAAGGTGATGAACAAAAATTTTACTTTTAATTTAATATTTTATTAAGTGTAGTTAGATTTTTACACTTATCGGGTATGTGTCATTGGTTTTATTAGAGAACATTTGTTCACTTTTTATTTTTTTGTATACATAATAAAGCAATCCGTTGTAAAAAACGGATTAACAAAAACTCTATCTAATTTATAAACCTTATACCCATCACAAGGCATGATATTTATAAACAGATAAATGCCTGTGTAAATTATCAAGTTATTATAAATAATTGGAGATTTTATCATGACGTATCCAGCAGAACCGTATCGTATTAAAAGTGTTGAAACTGTATCCATGATCCCTCGCGAAGAGCGTATCAAAAGAATGAAAGAGGCCGGGTACAACACTTTCTTGCTGAATTCCAAAGACGTTTATATCGATTTATTGACCGACAGCGGCACCAACGCCATGTCCGATAAACAATGGGCCGGCATCATGCTCGGAGACGAAGCATATGCGGGCAGCGAAAACTTCTTTCATCTGGAAAGAACTGTTCAGGAATTATTCGGCTTTAAACACATCGTTCCTACTCACCAGGGCCGCGGGGCAGAGAACTTACTCTCTATATTAGCTATCAAACCGGGTCAGTATGTTGCAGGTAACATGTATTTCACAACCACCCGTTATCACCAGGAAAAAAATGGTGCAACTTTTGTCGATATTATCTGCGATGAAGCACACGATGCGGGCCTGGATGTAAAATTCAAAGGCAACATCGACATTAAAAAACTGGAAAAACTGATTGCTGAGAAAGGCGCGGAAAATATCGCTTATATCTGTCTGGCGGTAACCGTAAACCTGGCAGGTGGTCAGCCGGTCTCTATGGCAAACATGCGTGAAGTCCGCCAGTTATGTGACAAGCACGGCATCAAAGTGTTCTACGATGCGACCCGCTGTGTGGAAAACGCCTACTTCATCAAAGAGCAGGAAGAAGGCTTCGAAGATGTCTCCATTAAAGACATCGTTCACGAAATGTTCAGCTACGCTGACGGTTGTACCATGAGTGGTAAGAAAGACTGTCTGGTGAACATCGGTGGTTTCCTGTGTATGAACGACGACGACATGTTCTCTGCTGCACGTGAACTGGTTGTGGTTTATGAAGGGATGCCTTCTTACGGTGGTCTGGCCGGTCGTGATATGGAAGCGATGGCTATCGGTTTACGCGAAGCGATGCAGTTCGAATATATCGAGCACCGCGTCAAGCAGGTTCGTTACCTGGGCGAAAAACTGAAAGCAGCCGGTGTACCGATTGTTGAGCCGGTCGGCGGCCACGCAGTATTCCTCGATGCACGCCGTTTCTGCCCGCATCTGACCCAGGATGAGTTCCCGGCACAGAGCCTGGCAGCCAGCATCTACATGGAAACCGGTGTACGTTCTATGGAGCGCGGTATTATCTCCGCAGGCCGTAACAAAGAAACCGGCGACCATCACCGTCCGAAGCTGGAAACCGTTCGTCTGACTATTCCTCGTCGTGTATACACCTATGCACACATGGATCTGGTTGCTGACGGTATTATCAAACTGTTCAAACACAAAGAAGACATTAAAGGGCTGAAGTTCGTATACGAGCCGAAGCAGTTACGTTTCTTCACTGCACGCTTTGATTACGTGTAATTATCTGATGACAGAGGCCTCATTATTTTAATGGGGCCTTTTTGTCTCTGCATCCCTATAACAATAAAGAACAAATAAAATCGATAAATATGAATGCTGTTGGTGATATTTATCATTAATAGGAAACTTTTATTATGAGTATTCATAGTGCCGATACAAATAAATCACCCGGACTGACCAGCGGAACCATGCTTGTTATAGCAACAGTCGTTGGCGGCGGTATGTTTTCTTTGCCGATTGCGATGGCCGGTGTCTGGTTTTCCGGTGCCACCGTTATTTTGATTTTAGTTGCAATTATGATGTTACTGACCGGTCTGATGTTAGTTGAAGTTAACCTGCATTTTGAACCGGGCGCCAGCTTTAATACCTTCACCACCGAGTTACTGGGCAAAAAATGGAATATTGTCGTGGGTATTGCCTTCGGGTTTGTACTCTATATTCTGACGTATGCCTATATCTCCGGGTCATCCGCTGTTCTGGCTCAGACGATATTAAAATATACCGGTGTCGCCCTGCCGATAAAAGCCGCAGTCGTGATTGTCGCCTGTCTGGTGGCTGCGATTGTCTGGTACAGCTCATTATGGGTCGGACGCATCACTTCTATTTTAATTATCGGTAAATTTATCGCGTTCTTTGCCACCTTCTCCGGACTGGTTGCACACGTGGAAATTGCCAATCTGCTGGATTCCGCATCAGTGGCAATACCCGGAACGAAATACCTGCCTTATGTTCTGATGACGCTGCCGTTCTGTATTATTTCGTTCGGTTTCCACGGTAACGTGCCGAGCCTGGTGAAGTTGTACGGCAAAACCAAATTCCGCTTTATTACCCGTTCAATCATTATCGGGACAATATTTGCGGTACTGCTGTATATCTTCTGGCTGGGGGTCACGATGGGCAACATCAGCCGTGCCAACTTCTCCCCGATTATTGCCAAAGGCGGGAACATTGATGTGTTCGTTGAGGCTCTCGGCGGGAGGATGTCAGGGAAAACCATGGATCTTATCCTGACATTCTTCGGTAACTTTGCGGTGGCCAGTTCCCTGCTGGCAGCAACACTCGGCCTGTTTGACTATATTGCCGACCTGCTGAACTTTAAAAATGACAGCGCCGGTCGTTTCAAAACAGCGGTAGTGACGTATCTGCCACCGGCGGTGGTGTGTTTCTTCTTCCCGAACGGATTCGTTTATGCCATCGGTTATGCCGGTCTGGCCTTTACTATCTGGAGTGTGATTTTACCGCCGTTCCTGGTAAAAGCCTCCCGCAAACGCTACAGCGACAGCGATACCATTTACCGTTCGCCGTGTAACAGCGCGGTACTGAATCTGGTGATTGTCTGCGGTGCGATTGTGTATCTGACGGTCATTCTGGATGTGTTCGGCTGGCTGCCGGCATTTAAATAA